TCATCAAAGTAAATAGTATCCACAGAAATACCAGACTCTTCAATCTTGCTCAGAGAATTATAGGTTGTGAAGATCAATTTGTGTTTGACATCAGGTCCATTAGGATTCACTGCAACACTTACCATCTGATCCCACCACTGAATCTCAGAAGGTTTAGTGGTAGAAAAATGATGCGTCTCACCACTATGCACGTGCATCACAGCAACATCACTGATAAATTCAAGAAACTCAGAAGATAACTGCAAAGCAAGTCCAATGCGAGGAGCAACCACAACTACAGTTTGAGGAACAGTGCTCTCAAAAACACGCATGGTATCGGCAGACATGCAGATCGTTTTCCCAGAACCAGTAGGATGAACGACTTGCCCAAGCGAATGGATCGCCATGGCATCGACAGTACGCTGCTGGTGAGGACGGAGTTTCATCGGATCAATTTGGTATGGGAAGATCATACCCCATAAAAAAGGGGGGCGTCAAGCCCCCGCATCATAACATTAATTAATGTATTAGATAACTGATCTTGCAAGTTCATCAACACGAATCCGAACTACTTCATCAGATTTTCTGACAAAATTGGTATATTCATTTGAAGAATAACCAATGGCATGATTGTTATTTGATGGAATTTTAGCTTTAATAACTTTAGAGCAATATTCATTGTACAATGAAATCAATCTAGCAACATTAATCTCCGGTCCTTTAAATGTGGCATTTCCTTCAGTAAGTTTAGATTGCGTTACATTCTCAAGATATCCGCTAGATTTTGCATAACGATCTTTATAGATATATTCTAAAAATCCTTTGATTGAATCAATTTGATTGTTTTCATCAATAAATTTTATCGATTCTTGAAATGTACTAACAAAAATTGTTCCTGCAAGAGTAGCATTTCCACCAATAAATTCTTCACAAAGATTATCAGTAAATGCTTTCAAATAACGAGAACAAGCATCTTGATCATGAGATTTAGCTTGAGCAATATAATTGTGAGAGGTAGTAGAAAATCTAGCTTTATTATTTGTTCCAGCTACTCCAATACTAAATTGATCTAGATAATTATAAAGAATAATTGTTTCTTTTTCTTTAGCATAGTATGCTGCTTTAAATTTATCATCAGCATTTTGAGAAGTTCTTAAATTACAATCAAAATGATGATCTGATGATTCTTGGCAAATCATACTATCATAATCAATCTCTTCTTTGTGGAAAGTAATTTCTGCAGGAATAAGAGAATCTGGATTTAAAGTTGTAGCAAATCTTTTTGTTGTACGATGATTCCCTTTTGTAGTAACAAGTTGATTATTTGGGCGTAAAAATAAGGAAATAATACCACAAGCTTTATAAGAAAATCCATTACATTTCCTCAAATTTTTAGAAATATTTTTATAATGGATTCTTTCAGTCCGATTATATTTTGGATCACTCCAAATATCTCCAACTTTAACCAAAGCAACAATTGTGTCTCCTGGTTTTGGATTAAAATGCTCTACTGCTTTATCAAATTCAAGTAAACCGATTGGTGGAGAGTCAACAGATCCAAGTTGGGATAACTCGAATTTTTCTACATCTGGTACTTTGTCTTTGTAAGCATCAATAACTTTGATAAGATTCATAAAAATTCCTTTGTTAATCTTGAAAGGTCAAATGTGAATACAGATCATATTTTTATTTGATCTGTGCATAGATCGTAATCTTGATCTATGGTCAAATTGTAAAACAAAAAAAGAGGGGTGTCAACCCCCCTGTGTCACTTTCCTAACTGTCACATTAAGACTTTATAGATTCTTAAGCCTTATCTCTAAAGGCGACAAACCTATTCTACTCATATTATAGGTATTATGTCAAGTGTTAATAGAAATCAAACCATGCAGTTCCATTCCATCCTTGATGTTTTTTCGTAGTGACATTGTATATAATTGCACCTTCTCTGGTTGCTAAACCAGCTCTTACATAAGTTGTCACTAATGGTGGCAATAAGAATTGAGAAAATTGTCCATAAACAGAAGTGAATCCAGCACCAGCGGCTGAGAAGTCAACAGCAGCATATGTAAATGTTGTTCCAATACCAATTTTTACATCTTTATTGCCTAAAATTACAACACCAGTCATCTGTACTGTTGTATTGTCAAGATAAGTTGTATCTCCACCAACATACAGGGCACCATTTAAATTTCCTGTTCCAATACCAAGAGAATTTACAAGTTGTCCACCTTGAACTGTTAGTGCAGTGTTGCCTCTTACAGTAGTTCCTATTCCAACAGAAGTAAAGAGTGCTGTTTTTGTGGAAGCATCTAAGTCTGCGCGTGGTACTGTGGTTCCTATTCCAATTTGAGCACCTGAATCTAATAAGATTTTATCAATAATTCTTAAATCATAAAGAGTTGAAACACCAACTGTTGTGTAAATGTTACTGTTATTAAAGACATTACTGACACCAGCACCTAATACTACTTTTTCATTTCCATATCCAAGAATAGTTAGTGCACCACCAATGCTTAGATTATTACCAATGTAACCATCACTTGTTATTGTGGAAGTTCCAACTACACTTAGTGTCTCTACAGGATTTGGATATGCACCAACACTTAACTTTCCTGTATAGTCAAGATACATAATCTGACTATTTGTTTGCCCATAACGCCAAGAAAATCCACCTGTGGTGATTCCAAGGAATGTACTAATTCCAGTATTATCACCACCATGAACAACAAAATTAAAGTTTCCTGGACTTCTATTAATTAAATCAAATTGTCCTTGACCAGAACCAAAGCGCAATATACCAACACTGTTTCCAACACCAACAGATTGACCAATACTAATTAATGCAGTTCCACCATCACCAATTACTTCTACAAGTGGACTAGATTTTCTAATTTGAAGATCTGAAGAATTTGGTATTGACGTTCCGATTCCTACAGCACCAGAACTTGTAACGGTAAAACCACTACTGGCACTATTAACCTGAAGACCTGATGTAACTTGTAGGTTAGATGTAATGCTTGTAAATCCAGTAATTAAACTAGTTTGATTAACAATCGATGTTGTAAATGCATTGTTAACAGAAATGTTTGGTCCACCAGTTAATGCTTTAGCTGAATCTGCAACACCAGTCAAACTACCAATAATATTTCCAAAAAATTGACCAGTTACACTTCCGAATATATTTGTAGATGCTGTGAGAATACCAACATTTAAATAAGTAAGTGTTGCCGCAACTCCTGTTATATTTCCACCCTGAAAAGTATTTGTTGCAGTTATGATTCCTGCCTGAACAAAATTTCCATTCGTGTTACCATTTACATTTCCTGTTATATTTCCTGTTATATTTCCATTGAATCCACCAGAAGCAGTAACAATTCCAACGCTTAAAAAGTTTGGAATTAATGCATTTGGAATAACAGGAATTACAGTTGTAGAAATAGATCCAACAACCAAATAATCAGCATTTAATTGTGTAATTCCAAGACCTGGACCAGAAAATCCAGAATATGAAGTTACGACTCCAGATATAACAACTCCACCAGTAGAATTAATACCAACACCTTTTTGATTTCCTACTCCAGGTTGACCACCAACTTGGAATACATAACGAGGATCAACTGTACCAACTCCAACATATCCATATGCATAAATGCTGGTGAATCCTAGTCCAACATCAGTATCAATCCATTGAGATGTTGGTAGATTGGATAGTGTTGAACCATCACCAAAATATTTTACTGCTGTAATAATTCCGGTGCTTGGATCTAATGTAATACCAAATCCAACTCTAGTTTCTGCAAGAGTAGAAATTCCAGCAAGATTTAAATTATTAGCTCTTAGTAATCCAACGACATTTATATTTCCATTTACATCCAAGAGTTGGGATGGAACGCTGGTTCCGATTCCAACCAGACCAGTCTGGTTGACGATGAAATTATCATCATCAACCTGAACACCATTCCTAAAATTAAACGACTTACTATAATTTGCCATTTTAGGTTTTTAAGTTATTTATTTTCAATTTGTCTACGAAGATCTTTTACTTCATTTGAAAGATCTTTAATAGCTTCAATCAGTAGAGGAATAATCTTTTCATACTTAACTGTTAAGTAATCATCATTTACAGGTGCAGGAGCAACTGCCTCTGGCAATACTGCTTGAATTTGCTGTGCAGACACACCAACATGCGTTACATCTGGATCAAATCCAAGATTTGATGCAATTTCATTAAAATTGTATGTAAATCCATCTAGACTTAAAACTTTTTCTAGTGCATTTTCTAATGGTTTAATATTAGTCTTAAGTCTTTCATCAGAAGCAAATGCAGTAATATCACCTGTTGCAGAAATTGATCCACTAACACTTAATGATCCATTGCTAACTGATAAATTACCAGTACTGATTGTTAAAGCACCTGTTACTGTATGCCCACTAATATTAGTAACTGTTAATGTATTATCAATTGTAGTGTTTTTAAGTGATGTTGTACCACCAGTTTGTGTAAGACTACTACTTAAAGTTAATGCACCAGTAAGGCCAAAAGTTCCAGTAACATTTGCATTTCCACCCACCGAAAGATTGTTGGTGACTGAAGTATTACCACGTACATCAAGAGTTCCATTTACAGTTGCACCAGCACTTACAACTGAGAATGTATTTGTATTAACACCAGAAGAATTCTTAAGACTTAAATCAATTCTTCCAGCATTTGTAGTGTTAGCAATATTAAATATACTATTTGATGATGAACCTGCACTGTAAATGTCTCCATTTCCGGCACCAGAAGTTCTAATATTAATACCACTATTGAAGGTTGAAATACCAGAAACATTTAATCGATTTACACTAGATCCATTGTTAACCACTAAACTTCCAGTAGTTGTTAATAACTGAACGTTTAATCCTTGACCAATATATGTGTTTTTAGCGATACCAACACCACCCGCTACAGTAAGTGCTCCGTTAGTGTACTTAGTAGAATCATTTGTTGCAAGAACTCCAACAATGTTATCAATGTTGACTGCAGCATTGAATGTTGCATCACCATTAAAGATAATTGGGCCATTAAACTGCGAAAGAAGAGTGTTTGAATTTCCACCTTCAACAAGTAGTCTTTCCTTGATAGTAACTTCATCAAAAGAAACACTCAATCTAGATGGGTCTTGTCCTCTAATTGATGGAATTGGCGCATCAAAAATTTCTTCTTGACCAGTTTTTGCATTGGTCTTTTTACTTCCTAGATAAAAATCACCATTGTTATTCATACCAGTATAAACAACAGTACCACAAGATCTTTGTTGTGCTTGGGCTAAGCGAGTTTGTTTATCAGAAAGATTTACAATTTGAAGTTGTGGTAGTGCAGTTGAATAGTTACCAGGACCATATCCCAGATATTCAAATGTTTGGTTAGATGCACGAAGAACAGTAGGTCTTCTAAGTTCAATTGCAAGAGGTTTGATCTTTTTAATTAAAGAACCAATATCATGAGACTGTTTTACAGTGCCTAGTGCACCACGAATAACGGTAATTTCATCAGCACCAGCACCACCCAAGGTATCACTGACAATTCTCATGATTTCATTGTCTACTTGGATATAAGTTCCAAGTGGGAATCTTACTGGAATTGCAGTGCTTGGAAGTGGGGTTGCAGTAATCTGAATATGAGTATCATCAGTAAAGTTAACAACTTTTAGATAATCATTTTGGAAGAATGCAATATCACGAACATTAACATTGGGTGCAGTGATATCTGCTGTTCCTGCATTTGCAGATAAACCATGTCTCAAGATATAGGACGGAGTAATTCCTGGCGCTACAAGATTTTTACCAGTATATGCACTAAATGCAGTTACGTTATTTCTGGTATTGACAATAAAGTCTCCAAGATTGTTATTGTTTTGATCGAGAACTCTAAACTTATTACCAGATAATAGTCCGTGATTAAAAATAAAGTTGAATGTAGTAATTCCTACTGTTGAATTGTATTGGGTAGATTGAATTACAAAACTTGGTCCAGTAATGAATCCATACTCACCAACTACAACAAAAGGATCTCCTGCTGTTTTGGCAATTGAAATTTGAGTTGATGAAGGAACTGAACGAATGCGAGCATATGAACTGTCTGTTGTACCAGCACCAGTAAACTGAATTGTATGACCAATACAAGTGGTAATACCAGAAGAATTAATTGTAATTGTTGCACTTGCAGAAGCTCCTTTAAGTGGAGTTTTATCAAAATAAAGAGTCTGCCCAGAACTATAACCAGAACCTCCAGTTATAATTTCACTGTAAACAACTGTTCCACCAGAAACTACAACTTTTGAAGTAGCTCCATTCCATGTGGTTAATCCACTATCATTGTAAAGTTTAACATTATAATATGTTCCATCAGTAAATCCAGAACCACCACCAAGAGATGAATAGGTAATAATTCCAGCTAAACTGTGTGGTCTGTCAAATGTAATTGTGGTTGCAGATCCAACTGTTGAAACTGCAGAAACACCTAGTCCAACGCCAAAATCTTTTACGAATTGGTCAATTGTTTCTCTGGTAATACTCTTTTGTTGATCATTTGTGCCAACATCACCAACAGGAAATCTCTTTCCAAATGATTTTGCAGATTTTGGATTATCCTCTAAGTTATCTCGATCTAACTGTGGATAGAGATTAATAACATTTTGACTGTACTTATATCCACTAAATTCAACTGGAACTTCATTCTTAGCATTTAAAACATATAAGTGATAAACACCATCTTGTATTCCATATACAAAAGGTTTAATTATTTCATTTCTATAAATGTAGAAGTTTGATAATAGATCAAGTTTTTGGAATCTGGGTAGAGAAGTATTTCTAACATTCGTATTATTAACACAAACTCCAGGTGTATGTAAAACTCCAAAATAATCTACTAAAGAATAAGTAAATGTCTTATCATCTACAATAGAAACTACACTGAAAGTTCCGTTATATCCAACATTATCAACTGCAGTTGAATTAGTTGTATCTGCTACATTTTTAATTACTAATAAATCACCAACTTTTAAGTTATGTGGAAGATCACAAACAGTCGTTACAACATTTGAAAGTGCAGAACATGTTGAAATAAATCTTTGATTTCTTTTATAATTGTAATCTGTTGAACTAAGTGTTGATAAACTAAAATCAGAATTTGTTCTAGCACCCGTAGAACTTGATTCTTGAACGATATACCCTTCAATTGGATCTCTAGCATCAACAGTTTCTTTTGGAATTACAACCCTAAGTTTATAAACCTTTTCATCAATACTTCTAGAATCACTAGCTCTCTTAAAGTAACTTACAGGACTTCTTGGTCCAAATCCAACATCTTCATCAGAACCAAAAATTCTAAAACTATTGTAAATTCCATTATTTGAATTTACATGAACAAACCAGTTATTATTAAAGATATCATATTGTAATGGGGAACCAAGATCTCCCGGATTTTTATCAGATACTCTACTTACAATTTTGAGATTTGTCCCACCATAAACAGTTATTGGATTGAAAATAGCTGCATTGGTTGTAGATGATGCCAGTTTGATATAATCAAATGGTAGTGATGGATCACCATTGATGTTATCATAAAACTGAGAAACAATTGCATAATAAACTGTATTTTCTTCAATATTCTCTGGAAGATCTCCATCATCACTGAAGATTCTAATTTTTTCACCATTTAATAGTCCATGTGCACCAATTTGGAAAGAATTGACTGCTGTTGGACCAGATGAAACGGAATAAACCTTTTCATAACTGTTTGAACCAGTTACAAATGTTGATCCTACTGAAGCAGAAACAACATTATCTGGCATGTAGACGGTTGCCGTCGAAATTCCATGATTATTTGCATCTATTCCACCAATATAAACTTGTTCATCTTTTCTAGCACCAACACGATATCCTTGAATAATATTTGGTGGAATATTATCAGGAGTGTTAAACCCATAAAGATAAAGATGACTTGAAATACCAATTGATGTTGTTAGACCGACATCAAAAGATACCCATGAAATATTTGTTTCAATTATAGAATTTTTTGTTGTATTCGTAACAGCTCTTGGACCTAAAATTGATGTTACATAAGCAGTGTCATCTTTTGTAAATGCATCTTTTTTAAATCCAGAGGCATTTAATGAATTTTGACCAAAGTTTGAGTTTGAGTTTGTAATTGATATATCAGATCCTGCTTTTCCTTCAAAATGATTTGTATATCCAATAGCAAAAACAGATACGACCTGAATAAATGCATCATTTGAGAGTTTAATATGAGTATTTTCCCATCCTTTTCTGTAAATTGCTCTTGGATCTAGGTGATAAACACTTGCTGGATCTGTAGAGGATGATCCAGATGCTAGTTCAGCACCAGTTACTACAGGATAACTAATTCCTTGATATGATCTAGATGATTGATTATATTTTACAAATGCTCTATCATCTTTTTGAAGAGAGACACCAGTAAACTGAGCAACAACCATTGAACGGAAACCTGATGCTTTACTACCATCAGCGTGCATTCCGTTCATGCCCCATACAGAACGAAGCGAACAGTTAAACACATATGGGGAAGCACCAGAAACAGTATCAGTTTCAATAACTGCTTTGGCATTTGAAAGATTTGGATTTGCTGGTAAATTAACTCTTACATATTGTAAAAGATATGTAAAAGAAGTTGCACTAATGACATTTTGAACAGTAGTAGAAATATTATAGTCGGTAGTTAAACACCCAGTAATCTTAATAGGTGTTCCCGCTTGTAAATTATGTGCACTTGTGGTAGTTACTGTTACAACAGTTGATGGAGTAAATCCATCACCAGAAATAATTGAAGAAATTGCAATTGGGTCTGTTGCAAATGCACCGACAATTTCCCACTCTGGTCTTCTTTTTGCAAATCCAAGAGGAAGTGAAGGATATTTTTGATCTATATCTCTACCAGATGCAACGTTAAATGCATTTGATAGTTTTGCATAATACATATCAAGATCAGTGATGTCATAACCTGTTGGTTTATTGACACCATCTGCATATTCAAAACAAGTTAGTTTATGGTGTGAAAATGTTGGTAATGCAATATTGTTTGAAGAGAAGTCAACATTATTAACATAAACTGGAGAAGTTGGGTCTGCATCAAATAATGAGAACTGCCAAAAATAACACGCACCAGTAATTCTAAAAATTGCAGACGTAGGAACATTTGGGTCTGTTGGATTAGGAACGTACTTCGCTCTAATTTTTGTTTTTCTTAAATCTAATCCAACAATAGATGTACCTCTAGGTACAATAACACCACCATTAATACTATTGTATTTGTAAAGTACGTTATCAGATTGTGTAATATCAAAATTACTTGTTAATGTTAGGGAAAGATCAAGAGATGCAACGCTTTGAAGTCCCGATGGTGATACACTGTATGCAACTCCACCAACGTCTCTAATTGCAAATCCTGGTCTATTATCAATAGTATGCTCCCCAGGAAACAAAAGAATTGTGGTCTTTTCAGTAATATCGTTATTATTTCCTCTTAAATATGAAAATCGTGCCGCCTCTAAAAGGGCTCTTTGAATTGTTTTAAAAGGCTTTGAAAGAGAATTACCCTGATTAGTAATCGAGTCAGTTGCATCAAGATCACTAGGGTTAACGTAAAGAATTCTACCTTCAGTATTTTTCAGAAAATTATCTAATTTATTGAGAGGCATTTGATTATTAATTCCAAGATCTGCTATGATCTATTTAGTAATCAAATTATTATTCATCCACTGGCATTTCTTCAGGATTTTCTAACTCAATTGGAAATAAACAAGGATGAACTTCCTCGTCAATTAAGTAAAAAGAAGACTTATACAAGTCTTCGGGATCATATGATTTATTTTTATCTGCTATTTTAATTAATTCAATATCAGATGATGCATAATCTGGTAATTCATCAAAAGTAAATGGTACGCCATTGATAAAATACATTTTAACAATTTGTTTTCCGCGATCATACCAACAATAATCAGTAGAGATTTTATATGACATCATGCAACCTCCATTTAATTATATTTAACGGAGATTTAAAATGAAAATGCTCGTTGAGAGGATCGAACTCTCCTGGGGCGAATTATGAGTTCGCTGCCTTCACCAGATGGCTAAACGAGCAGATACGAGTGGATGGATTCGAACCATCTCAAAGCCGCTAATCTGGCGGAAAAGGTTTATAAGACCTCTCTGACTACCAAGTCTCACTCGCATAAAAGTCCAAATCACTTTAGTGGATTTGGATATTATCATCAAGAACCTTCTTCGTGATCTGTATATATTCGCACAATATCATCATCTTCTTCTCTAGATTGAGTTAATATGACTTCTCCATATTCACTCGCAACAAGAAAAGATTCTCCTTCTTGCACCTTATCAAGGTATTCTTCAAAATTTTTTTGAAGTTCTTCAATAGTTACTTTATTCATTAATTGCAATTTCAGCATATTCAATTTGTTCCGATGGCACATGCTTTTTCACATACCTGAGAACATTGAGAAATTCTTTTTGAGTTTCACAAGACACAAAACGTTCTGTTCCTTCATCACTAACCAACAGGAAAGAACGTGTGCAAATGTCAATCACAATGCCAGCTAAGCATTCTGCGTTCATGGTGGTCCCATTAAAATACCCCCTTATTATAGGGGGTATCGAGATCTGTGTCAAGGGGGTCTTAAGATTTACTTAGCATTTGCATATGCAAATGGTGTCTCAGCCCATGCAGCATAAACATAACGGTTTAATGATGTGTTAAGACTGGTATCTGTTGATCTTACCTTGAATCCATTGGAAAGGAAGTCAATTGTGATAACAGAAGCAGAAGCAGTTTCTACTGTTGTAGCTTCAGCAACTAATGTTACATCAGTTGGATTAACTGGGTTACGAGAAGAATCAAACATTCTCCATGATCCAGTAGCACTAGCGTTTTTGATTATGACTAGAGCTGGTTTGAATCCAAGTGTAACCATGGGTCCATCAATGTTACCATTTCCTAGGTATTCATGGAATCTGGAGTAGCCTTCGATTTCTGCCCAGACATAAGCCACATATCTAGCATTGGCACCATTTGTTTGAGCATCCATCGAATATGATGTTGCTGCAGAAGTGCTATTTAATGCAAGATAACCAGAGGTCAGTGATCCAATATTAAGTGTGTATCTTGGACCTGGATTGCTGATTAAATCTGCCAGGAATGGATTCGGGAATGCAAGGTTCTTATGATATACTGCCCAGTTGTTTGCACCATCTCTATTTTTAATGATGGCAAATGCAGCAGGTTTTTGTAAACCATGGCCGATGGTAGCATTAGCAGTGTTATTTCCGATGTAGTTTACAACACTAAATCCTGAAACTAAATTGGTACTAATACCAGTTGTAATCGTTCCATCTGGGCAAGTGGAAGTTGTACCAGCACCTGCTCTCCAACACCATGCAACATACTGTGTACCTGAAGCATTAACACCACCAGCAGAATCATTTCCAAGTGAGAAACCATCAGCATTGAAAGCAATCAGACTTCCATTTTCATTAACTTCTGCAGATGTTGTATTAGAATACAATGTACCAATTGGACCACGCATACTATCAAATAGACGGTGGTTTACAGTTGCTCCTCTTGCTTTAATCCAAATGAAATCACCGGTAAATCCAACACCAGTGATGTTTTTGCTTTGAGTTGCATCACCAGTATAAAGAACTGTTCTAAAATATTGTCCTGGGTTTTGTACCGCGTTATTGTCTCTTACTGTAATTAAGTTGTTTCTGCACAGTGCAAGATATCCGACCGGTGGTGGATATCTGAATGTACCTTGTCCATTAATATCAGTAAATCCTGCTGCTTGGTTGTTTGCAAAGATAGTTAATGGCAACTGACCACCAAATGATGGATTATCACCGAAGTTTACATCCCAGATTACACCATTTGTTCCAGAGAATGCTGGGAAGAATAGACCATCAGCAGTACCACAACCAACAAATCCAGCAGTACTAATAGAAGAATATATTGGAAGACCTGGAACAATTTGAACACCATTCTGATAGAAATCAATTGTTGCTGGTCTACCATTGGTAAAACTGTATGCAACGCCAATTACATCACCTTGAACAAAACTTGTGCGGTTTCCAAAGTTTGCTGCAGACTGAATACCAATTGGTACAAGTCCCGTTGCAATTCCAATAGCAGTTGAAACGCCAAGAGCACTTGAGACACCAATAAATGGGTTTCCAGAGTTACCAATGTTAGTTATTCTTGCTTCAAAATACCATGATCCAGTATTTACACCTACAGTTCCATATGTTGCTGTAGTATTACCATTCAATGACCAATATGCACTGGTATTTCCAAATGAATATGCAATTGCTACGCTACTAATTGGATTAGAGTTTGCAAGTGCATTTAATGAACAGAATTGATTTGTTGGTACACTATTCGCAAATGCTCCACTTGCTCTCCATGTTGAGAATCCGACGCTTGGGTTAATATTAATAGATCCCCACGATTTTGGAACATCAAAACCATTTGTATATTTTCCTGCATTATAAACACGAACATCTTGCATATATCCCTGGAATGGGAACTGTCCAATGTTTGCACCATAATCACCCAATACTAGAGGTGATGGTGTTGCTGAGAAAATACCAGCAGATGGGAATGCAGTTGATCCAATTCCACAAACACCATTTATAAATCCATAGAAAGCATTTCCCTTTCTAGATACTGCAACGTGAGTCCATTGGTTGGTAGCAGCAATTCCAATTGGTTGGTTAATGAAATAGTTAGCAGTATTTGTGGTGCTCATAGCCCACAAAATTTCATTATTTACATTTCGATAAATTTGGAAAGGAAGACCAATGCTAAGAAGCATTTCAGGTGTTGATGGGTTTCTTCTTTGTGGATTTACCCAAAACTCGACGGTAAAGTCTGTTGTACCAAATTGGAAATCAGAATGAGGACCATAAGAAACATAACTTCCTGTTGAACCATTGAAGTATGCAGAACTTCCATAGTAGATACTTGTAGAAGCAAATGAAATTGGGGAGTTCTGGAATGCAGATGGAGATTTAGAAACTCCAGATCCTTTAATAAGTGCGGAATAATCCTGATATCCACTAGAAGCAGCACCCCAAACTAATGGAGCAGCTAAAAGAATATTTGGAGCGAAAGTATCTCTTCTTAATACGTTTGAATATGCACCACCACTAGCAAATGGATCTGCAGTTAGTGCAATTGAAACTCTTGGTTGTTGTAAGTTCTCATTAAGTCCAATAATACTATTTGGAGTACAATGGAAATCTGCGCCAATATTTGCAGCATCATTTAATGGTAAATAATAACCATTTGGACCAAAACCACCAGCATTAGTAACATAATTGACAATTGCTCTTGGAGTTTTTGGAACCCATTGCCCAGAACGAAAATCATTAATATATGTTGAACCAGCACCTGCAGAAATATATCCTCTTCTTTCTTTATAAAATCCAAATTGATCTGGAGTAATTGCAAGACCATCTACAAAATAAAAGTCTGCAATTTCAGCATTTAAAAATTCTGTAGCAGCTGCCAGACCAGATCCAACAGTTGCACTACCACTCAAACATCCGATATATGATGTAGTACCAATGCCACACATACTTGAGATGGCATTAATAGATGGATAAGTTTCAGTGCTATAACTTAATTGGTTAACACCATTAATATATAAACGCAATCTTGCAGTCTGAGAAGGAGAAGAACTATTCCAAGTTACATGCAAATGAATCCATGTCTGAGGATCTCTTAACAGTGCTGCTGTTCTTAAATCAGCAGTTGTTCCTCCATTAATAAAGACACGAAATGCATCGCCATCAAATCTGATTGCACAGTCTCCCCCAGTTGCACTACCTGCAGGAATTCTCAGAATGTTTTGGTTTGAGGTTACGTTTGAAAGAACAGATCTTCTGATCCATCCACTCCACGTCCAGCATCTTTGATTGCTGGTTACTGTTGGAGTTCTTACTAGATATTCGTTTGCCATTCTATTAACTTAGTATTGTAGAACCTGAGGGAAAATAATCAGAAATAAGTTCAACCCATGATGTACCATTATAGACTTCAACTGCATTGCTTATGTTATTCCATCTTATATATCCACCTGCTGGAGATGGAGGCCTTTGTCCAACTGGACCGGATGGAAGTGCTATTGCATCCGAAGTTGCCGAAGCATCAAGTGCTGTTCTGGGGTTAAATGTACCAATACCAATACGATTTCTTGTACCATCAATCGTAATACTATTAATACCAACCGTTAAAATACCAACAATAGTGGAATTTCCAGTTACAACAACAGAAGTTGTTGCACCCCCAACGGATAAGTTTGTTGCATTAATGACTCCTGCTACATCTAAAGTAACAGAAGGAATTGTACTGCCAATACCAACCCTTGAACCAACTACGGTTAAAGTATTGATATTAGCTAGTTTTCCTAGATCTCTTGCCTTAGTCATCTTATAAGGTTTTTAGTTATTTATAAACCTATAAAAATTCTTTTTATGATTTTCTTCCTAATACTTCTTGAAGAGTCGTTGAAGTCATTGGATTAAATCCTCCCGATGCACTATTACTCAATCCCAACATCCCAGGTGATGCAATAGGTGCTCCATTATAAAGAAGACTTGCTGGTGTGGCTCCCGTTATTCCCATGAATAAAGTGTATATAACTGTACTTCCTCTTTCAATTGGTGTTGGTCTATCAACAAAATTTATTGATACTGGAGCAGTTAAAGTCGAAGATGCTGGAATTGAAGTGGAATTAAATGAGAAAAATACTGCAGTACTTCCAACACCAACAGTATTAAAAGATTGTGGTGGTGGAATTATCACTCTAGTTACAGCATAACCAATTGTAGGATTAATTGCACCACCTGTATTATTACAGTAAGTATTACCGGTAAAATTGACAAGTATTCTACTATTTGAATTTCCTATAATAGAAATAGTGGATGTTGATACTCCAGTTATTCCACTTGGATTATTAAATCCTGTTGTTGAGACAACAGTAGAACTACTAGATGCTGCACCAACAACTTGAATGATAGATCCTGGTATAGAAACAATTGCATCAAGATCTCCATACACTTTCAAATTACCATAAATGGTCATATCATTATTAAAATATGCAGGGCCGCCCCAATATTGATCGTTATTATTTTCCATAATTAAAATCCACTAAAACCAGTAATTTGTGAAACTCCACCAACAAATGCATTTTTAATTAAATTTGCACCAACAAAACTTCCATCAAATACTCTTTTTCCAAAAGGATTATCGATGAAATTTCCAGTAAGAGCAGATTTATCAATTTTATTTCCTTTCAATAATACTCTCCCAGATCCACTCAGTAAGTTAATGTTTCTACCCGCTTTAATATCTACATCCTCATCAGCATCAATCATAATATTTTTACCTTTAATTCTTACCTTTCCATTTTTTTCTGCAGTTATACAAATATCTCCATTTTTGCTACTGATTACTATATCAACTCCTGGACTTTCTTGATTTTTTACTCCTGCAATAATTTCAATAGTTCGATCATTATAAATTCGATAAATTCCACCTTCGGTCATTCCAGTTAATGAAACTTCATTGTTATCAGTAACTGCATAAATGTTATAAACATCTGATCCATTATATCCCATTTGGGGATTAGCAGTATCAATCCTAAACTTAGGACCTAAACTGAAAATAGATCTACCTTCCCAATTATATTCTGGCATTTTACGGGCTTACACAATCAATTACACTAGTAATGCTGCTTATACCTGCAGCAAGTTTTTGATCTGATGTTGATGATATTCCAATAATTGGTCTAAGAATAGCACCTATACCTTCATCAGATGTAATCTTAATACGAGGAATATCATTAATCGGAACAGAAATATTTAGTAGTGAAGAACTAATGATATTTCCATCAGAATTAACTTTAATTGAATAACGATTACCAAAGTTATCAACAACTTTATCTGTCGATTTATAATTAGATCCTGCATTGTCAATTGCAACATCACTAACTGAAGCAACGGGTGTTTCTTCCGTAATTGGATAATTTTCTCCAGTTGAAACCACATAGATTCCAGTTACTTGTCCTTCATCATTAATTGTTGCCCGCGCAATTGCACCATATCCTTGCCCACAATTATCAACAAATTCAACAAAAGGAGGATAACGATAATTTTGACCAGGATTTGTTATTCTTACACCTAATATACTTCCAGTTTGTGAAACGGCATTTACTGCTTCATTTAATCCAGGTGTATTGCGAACAAAAGAACCAAGAATTGCCGTAGCAGTCGCACCATCACCATATCCACCAAAAATTCTAACTTGAACCGGACCACAAGATGACGGCGGACCAGTATAACATCCACCAAGTGCACTAGAAGCATTTCTAACTTTTGTTCCTGTTCCAAAAATATCCCAGTCACCATATTGTTGTTGAAAGTCATTTCCAAGACTTCCAATTGCAGATGCAATATTCATATTTGAAAGAATAGCATTAAAATCATTTGAATTTGCTTGATTTGGACCTTTACCTACTGTCCATTTTCTTACTAAGGATCCACATTTTGATTGACCATTTTGATTACAATCAAATAATCCCCCAATTGCCTTAATTGCATCTACAGAACTACGTAAAATATTTGCAGCGTTAAATCCGCCAGATAATATTTTGGAAACACCACCGAGTGCACCAGCAAGACCAGAAACAATATCATCAACTAATCTATTTAAAAATGATCCAACAAACTGTTCTCCAGCACATGTTGTGAAATTTTTAACATTATCAATTACAGCATTTAAAATATCTCTGATTGTCCCTCTTAATCCTTGGGCAACGCTTCCAGCAACACATGCAATAGCTTTCTCTAGGAAATTTACAGGAGCAACCATTGCCGTTTGTGCAGCAACTCCTGCCAAATGTGCAGCAAGAGGACTTAAAGTTATTGCAAGAATTTTTGCAAAAACAGTTTTATAAAGTAAATCTAATCCTTTTTGTAAAATTGGTACTAAAGATTCAAAAAGATGATTGAACATTTGTCCAATGAAACCTTGAGCAATTCCTTGAATTTTATCTACTACCTGATTAATTTCATGATTCAGATTTAAAAATGCATTTGCACCATTTTGAATTTTATCAAGTAAATTTGTAACTTCTGATATGATTCCATCAGTTGATGTACCAGAACATGTATTTGCAAATATAGTTGTTTGTCCAATCAATGAACTGAATGAAAGTTCATTTCCTCCTAAACTTTTAGCAACTTTTTGTGGAACACTTCTAGGAGATTTTTGAGCATTTACATTTTGGTCATTTGCTTGATTGGGAGCAAGAGTTCCATTTGGTGAAGAAATTCTGTCAGTATAACCAGTGAATGGGATAAATGGTGAGGATGCTTCTGCATTTAAAACTTGATCTGTCCTACCAAAACAACCCATGATTGCTGGTATTTGTGCATTATCACCATCAAGAAAAAATCCAAATACTACATCACCGGGTTGCAATTTCACATTTGTTGCCATATTTGCAGCACCAGATCCTGCTGTGGTTGGCAACAAACATTGAGCCCAAGGTAAATCTGCATTAGGTAGTTCTGCTTCGCTAAAGGGATGATATCCCATAATACGAACTTTAAAACGATTTCCCCATCCTCCACCATTTGCTTGCTTTCCTTGTGCATCAATTGGTGCAATTTGTCCTATCCACCAACGAAATCCATCTCGGCCAAGAAAATTACTTTTTAGTAGGTTATCGTGCATCATTTATTGTTTACTCCGTGTCTTCCAAAAGTATCCCTTACTAATTTCATTGATGTATATGAACCATCGGTATCAAAATGATGACAAATCTCTTTAATCATATATAGTCCACTTTGATCAGGATCAAATTCTTCTTTATCTCCTGTGGAAATTTTAGGAACTTGACAATTAATAATGTCTCCTGCTCTCAAATTAGTATTTGATGGAACTACCATTGTAACTGTTTGAGTAAATAAAACATTATATCTCATAAGAGATTGAGATTGATATTTTATAGGATCTGCGTTTGATTCAACAGAAACATCTTGTTCAAGTGTTCCTACATCTAAACACTGCGTGATAAATCTTGTTGGTATTTGTCCAAGATCTCTGCCATCACTTCCAGAAATTTTTGGTAGTGACAATTCTTTTCCTAAATTTTTAACCCCACTAACATAATTATCAATCGTAAATAATCCTTTAGCTGGATCTGTAAAAGTAAAATCAAATGGATTATAGAAAATTCTATAACTTGAATATGTTCCTAATCTAAGTTTCTCAATTAAATTTTGATTTTTTTCTGTTCTATAATTTAAAATATTAAAGTCATTATCTCTTTCAACCCCCGATAAATTCACACGAGTATAAGTGTAAGTTGATTTTGCTGATTGTTGAATCAATTTATCAAGTGATCTAAATTGAAATCCATCAACTGTTTGATAAAATACAAATCCTGCAGTTGCATCTTTAGAAAAATCAGGAACTGCTTTTGATGCTAACCAAATTAAAACCGTAAATGGTTTTCTTAAATTTCCAATAAATCCATACTTATTTGAAGTTTTATCAATCTCTCCAATATTGCGAGATGCAAGATACTTAGATAAAATATCTCTCACAGAATCATCAATTCTAGAAGATGTTTTATATTTCTTTCCTACCCTCGACGTTTCATTTGTTATTGCTTCACGAGAAACCAAGTTTAGTGTAAAAGACTCTTTTTGCGACTCAGAAATTACATTAGTAATACTAGAAACATACAAATACTTATTTGTTGATGCTGAAAAATCTAATCCTGGATTTTTTGGACTATTTCCTCTAATTTTTAGTGATACTCTTTCACCACCTCGAAGAGGGAGACCATTATAAATTGATTGTCTATATCCATCAGGATTACCTTGATTATCTGGAGAAGATATTGTATCGCCAGTATTTGTTATTGTTACTTTTGCAGTTATAGTTGGTGAAAAAATATCTTCATAGTAGTCAATAGAAATTACACCACTTCTGGCATCAACTGTTCTTTTCTGATCATTTGATTCGATTGTCAATATTTCATATATTGACCTGCTAATTGCTGCCATTATGTGTATGCTAGATCTAGTAACATTTGTTTTCTTACCATATTATTTAACACTTCTGTTGGGGAAGTTTCAGGTATTGGAACAGTACCTCCATTATTTCCACCTTGACTTGCAAGAGGCGGAAGATCTCTTTTCTTATTATCAATTATAGTAATTTGCGGTCCTTGTCTATTGGGCATTAATGCTGTTGGAGGTAAACTTGGAGTTGAGGCAATTTGTCCTGGAGATATACCTTGTGTTGGTGAGACACCTCCACCCCTATACTCAAAATGGTATGGATCTCCAGGAATTGCTGCATAAAACCATCCAAATTTTGGTCCATTTTTCTTTAACCAATTATAAGCAGGAGTATTTGGTTCAAGATCAAGAGCTAGTCCTAAACCATGTCTTGATGTTCCTGGTTTTGCAACAACACCATAACTTCCTTGTATTGCTTGTTGATGTTTGACACTTCTATAAGCACTATTAATTGGAATATCTTTACCATATTCTTGTTGAGCAGCAAGAAATGCTTTGCCTGCAATTGGATTTAACATAGCACTACTACCATACCAGTCTCGATAGTCTGGAGCATATGATAAATTTTTAACTTTAATCAGATCTTGAGGCGTTAACATTCCATTACCTTTACCAGATCTCGATTGAGTAGGAGTTACTAATGGAGTTGATGGACTAGATCCTGGTACTGCAGTAAGAAAAGATTTATCAGCTCTAGTACTTGTTCCAGTTCTAATAAATCTAGCTTCATCTTTTCTTCTCCAAGCATTAATTCCGCCATTATCTCCACTTAATCCTTCTATTGCTCTTGCTATTGCTTCAGGATCTCCACTTCTTACTGCAGGCATAATTCTTTGAGGGAGACTTCCATAATTATAAGCAATCGATGTCAATGCGACTCTTACATTTTCTGGAAGTTTTTCCCAATTAGACTGACCAACTTGAGCAATAGCACGAGCTCTATGACTTTGAATATTTTCTCTTAATCCCTCTTTTCCTTGTTCTCTGGTCATTACATCACCAAGTCTAACTGACCTTCCATTTATTCTCGTTTGTCCAAATCCTATAGTAGGAACTCCTACAGCATCCAAATAAGCTTTTGTTCTAAATCCTTCATATCCTGCTAATAAAGATTCTGTTTTTTGTTGTTCAGATCCAGAAACTTGTCTCGTATAATCAGTTCCAGGTGCTGCTACTGGTTCTTCACCTGGTAATTCCCCAAGTGGTGTTGTAAATAATTTTAAACCATCTTCAAAGTCTTTTCTCATTTGACCAAAATTACTATTCAATTCACCAACAGCATTCTCAAGACGTTTTGATGTATCAAAAAAATCAAGTGTGACAACATTTTTAAAGACTGCTCCAAGAACATTTCCAAAATTAATAAATGCTCCTATCAAATTACTTACAAAACTTTTTAACAAATTAAATAATTTGAAAACTCTAGATACTGTATCATTTACCATTGCAACAATAGATGGTAAATTATAAAGTAACCATCCAACTAATAAAGATCCAAGAAAATCCATCAGTCTTCCCAAAAATCCCTTTGTACTACGAACTAGTGCACTATAAGGTCTAGAAAAAATTTTACTTCTTGATGATGCTGCATCTGCTTCTTCTTCACGATCTTTAATACGAATCATTTCATCTCTTTTCGCAGTTAGAGTTTTTGATTCGGCAAAGTTTTTTCTTTTTACATTATAAACATTTAAGACATACTTTTGCATTTTTCCAGTAGAATCTTTCATCCTTTTCAGTCCACCTGAAAGAGATCTGACTCCACTTGTAATTCTTGCAAAATTAATAGCAGATGTGATTGCCATATTATGTCGTTACTACATTATAGTGAACTTGTGAATATAATGTATAAAAATTATCAGGATCAGATGAAGGAATAAAAGGAACCTCAGATACCGAACCACCTCTAGTTGGTTCAGGTCCAGTAGGTATTTGTGGTTTAGAAGTTCCAGTTTGTGTGTATATAATATTTGGTTTTGCTGGTGGTTCTGGTCCAGGTGCTGGTTTTGATGGAATATTTTGAGTTTGTGCCGGAGTTATTTTATTATCTTCTAAGTTTTCAAACGCTTTAAATTGATTAGTTGTATCTATGCTAAAAGAAGCAGCAGTTGGAGTTAATGGTGTTGTTGGAGTAGAAGTAGTTTCTGGTGTTTGAATTGATTTTGTAGGAGTTGCAGCGGAAGGTGTAGCAGACTGCTGCATCATTGGTGTTTGTGGTCTTGCTGGAGTAACAGAAGGTGCTGCTACTGATGCAGTAGATATACTTGATGGTATTGCTGATTGCTGTGGAGATGCTTGCGTTTTTTCAAAGTTTTTTCTTAATTCCTTTGTAGATGAACCTTTAGATCTTTCCTCTGCTAATTTTGCTCCAGGTCCAACTGTTTCATATAAAAGAGATCCAACTGCAAAAGCAGTTCCAACAACAGGTAACATAGATCCAACATCTAGTAAAGCACCCCCATAATCTCCTTCAGACACATTCTGAATTGCAGATGCGCCACCAATAACAGCACTTAATCCAGGTATAAATTTTCCTAAAAATTTACCAGCACCTTTTTTAGCTGCCAACTCAGCACCTTCTCCAGCAACTTTTGTTGCCAATTCAGTTCCTTCGGCTGCTGCTTTTACATCCTTACCACCAGTTAATAAATTTCTTGCTCCCTGGAATAACATTTTAATTGGATTTATAATTAAGAATTTTCCAATCATTTTTGCAAGATCTAAGATACCACCTATTAATTTAAAAAAACCTCCTTTTACAAGTAATAAACCTCTTACTGCAATAAGAGTATTTCTAATAATTGATTCTTTAATTTTATTAAATAATTCCCAATTTTTACTTGAGTATGCATTAAATAAATTGAGAACTTGATTTGTTAACCACCCACCAAAAATAAAATATAATGCTTGTAGTAAATTACCAAGTCCAAGTTGTAGTTTATTTCCTATTCTTTTAACTGGTTCGGTAAGTGCATCTTGAATTCTATTTTCTAATGATTTTTCTTTACCTCTTCTAAGTCCTATTTCTGAATTTCTTCTTTCTTGTTCATTTTCAAACTGACTTTTCTGTTGATCAAGTGCACTTGTATTTGCAATAATTACTGCAATTCTATCAAGTGCTGTACTAAAGTCAACAACCTGTTCTTGAAGTCCATTAACTTGTTGCTGAATTTGAGTAATATTATTAGTTACGCCAAGTATAATCTGCTTATTTTGGTCTCTTAGATTATCAATTTGTTTTAATAATTGTATAATTGTATTTTTATTATCTGCAACGTCCGCTGTGAGTCTTAATATTTGTTCACCAGATGTATCTGGTTTGTTAGCGATAGAAATTACTGTTGAATTTATGGTATTAATCTGATTTTGAAGATCATTAACTTGTCTTTTAACTACAGTTAATTGACCAATATCTGCAAAAAGTTGAGCATTTTGTCTAACTAATGAATCAACTTGTAATCTAAGATCGCCAATTTGATTTTTTAGTGTTACAATATCACTACTGTTTTGACTTGTTTGTGCAAGTGCTTGAAAATCTGGTCCAGAACTAATTGGATTTAAACGAAGACCGCCACTAAAAACACTGCTGCTTGCAACAGTTCTTTGAATTAAACCGCCCTGAAGAGCTTTAGATAGTGGCGACTCTATAACTGCCATTAGGATTGTTGATTTTTAAGATTTTCTTCTTCAATATATTGTTGTAAAAGAGTCACATAAATTTCCCGTTCCCAGGGAATCATATTTTCTAATTCTGTCAAGCTGTATTTATGATGCTGCATCATGGCAAAATTAGTTTTGTAGTATGACTCAAGACTTTCATGAGCCATACCTACGCGAAAAAAGCCGATAGTCCCTCCAGAACTACTTCACTCTGAACTTTTGTGTTTGGATTTTTAATTTTAATAGTATGAGAGAGTTTTGGCATTGTATCAAAAAACTTTTCAATTTCTTTAAACTGCTTTGAACTCAGTTGTTCAAGAAAATCATTTAATTCTTCTTTGCTAAAATCGGATGCAGCCCATGATTCTTCTTCATTATAAATTTGCTCTACACAAGAACAAATCAAATCAAAAGAATCATCAACAGTTACATCATCTTCAGTATTAAAATTACTCTTAATAAACTCACTCAATGAAGGATACTTCATTCTCATCGTAAGATTATTGTCTAGTTTAATATCTCTTGTGTGTTCTGGTTTTGTTTGAACACGAATGTCATCAAGATTAATACTTACTGGAACTTGAGTTTCATTATCATCTGGACATGTAATTAAAATATCTACAGACTCACCAACAGATTTTCCACGAATATTTAAGAACAAATACTCGATGTCAAATGTAGCGAGATCATCAACTTTAATTCCTTTGGTTAAAATACAGTTTGATATTACTTCTTTAACTGCATTTCCAATTTGTTTATTATCTTGACTTTCCATCGCAATAATCAAGATCTTTTCTTCCTTAACAAGAAAAGGTCTAAATTTGATTAATTTTTTTGATGAAGGAATTTCCAACTCATATGTTGGTGTAGCAATTTTAGGTAAAGGCATAATGATCCTATAATGACTTCAGTAAATTTATTTATTTGTGTATTTTAACGTTGTTGAATAGTGGGATTAACATTCCCTGGAGAATAAGTAACAGGAGTAACTCCTTGTTCATTACCGAGAGATTGTCCAGTTTTATAATAAACTGGTGGGGAAAGAATAGATTGAGTTGTAATTAAAGTTGGAGAAATAGGTGTACTTTGTGTTATTGAATTTGCTGGTTCTTTGTTATTATCTGTATTTTGTGCAAAATCAATACTTGTGACACTACCACAAACATATCTTTCATAACTGAAAGAGGCACTCGCAATTAGAGTTTGAGATTCATCATAAGATACCTGAACCGAAATTAAATCTTTTGGAAATAGTCCAATAAAATTATATTGTAGTTCCGTTTTAAAATCACGATTAAATTTTACAATTTTTGTTGAGTTTGATTTATATGAAATAGGATATCTAACTCTATAAAAATATCCAGGATTCGTTGGATTAATTCCCGATGCATTTGAAATAAATTCAATCCAGTGTTCCAAAAACTTCAATGTTTTATACTCTTTATCAACATAAAAATCTAGTTGAATTTCAGTAAATGTTCTTCCCTGAGCAAATGTTTCGGAAACACCAGTATAGTTTCCATAAACATTAAAAGTAGCAACAGAACTTCCAGGTAATGAAGCGCGATTACAAAGTAGTCCTGCTTTTTCGCCAATAAATCTAGAATCTACTCCTCTTGCAGTTAGATAAGTTTGCAACTCTAAACTTAATCCACCAAAAACAACCTCATACTGAGAACTCAGTGCAAGGTTTCCAAATATTGGTTTTATATCAGATATTTTTCTTGGTTTTGCAATTCCCACTCTAAATACCTTATAAGGATTTAAATATAAAGTATTTAGATGGCAGGTGAGAACAATAAAAGTTACAAAGGAAGATATCAACCCTCTTTTCCACAAAAATATAAAGGTGATCCAACAAAAATTATTTACAGATCATTGTGGGAAAGAAAGTTTATGAGATACTGTGATTTAAATGAAAACATTTTAGAATGGGGTAGTGAAGAAATTGCACTGCCATACATCTCTCCACTAGACAATAGAGTTCATAGATATTATCCAGATTTTTATATTAAGGTAAAGGAGAGTAATGGAAAAATAAAAAAGTATATTATTGAAATAAAACCAAAAAAACAAACAGTAGAACCTCAAAAGAAAAAGAATATCACAAAAGGATATCTTTATGAAGTAACTGAGTGGGCTAAAAATCAAGCAAAATGGAAAGTTGCAAAAGAATTTTGTAAAGATAGACTTTGGGAATTTAAAATTTTAACAGAAGATGATCTGGGAATCTAATGGCAGGAAAATACAGTAGTCTTAGTGGATATGAAAAACCATCTCTAGAAGAATATTCTAGAGATCAACTTCGTGGTATTGCAGGAAATTATGGTATATCTTTAAGACGCATTATTGAGGAAAATTTAAATAAACAACAACTGATCGATGAGATTAGAAGTAATGAACATTACATCAGTGCTGCACCAACAAAAACACCTGGAATACAACAGTATAAAGGATTAACTGGATATGAACAACCACTAGAGGATTATAATCGAGATCAACTCAGATCCATTGCATCTCGTTTAGGAATTGTAGGATATTCTCGTTATGTAAAAGAAAAATTAATTGATCTGATTAGAAATAATAATATTTTTCAGAGAAACGAACCAGACAAAGTTACTTTATTAAAAAAAAGACTAGCAAAGATCAATAACAATCCAGATGCAATGATGAGAGTAATCATGCAAGTCTTTGTTGATACAAGTCCTGTTCCAATACCAGGGAAAGCATATACTTTTATATACAATGCAAAAACACCAGGAATTGAATATGACCAACATCCATTAATTATTACTGATTCTATAATGGGCAATTGGGGATTTAGAGGATTTAATGTTCACTGGGATGACTATAGAAATTATACATGGAATGAAGTAGGAAGTTCATTTCATGTAGTCAAATCAGGGGATGAATTTGACTTTTTATGCGACATTCCTTATATGAAAAAATTGAAAAATTAATCTAAATAACTAAAAATCTCCACCATAATGACACTTTTTAGGTATCCGAATAGAAAGATTAATGCATATGACGATTACCTGGAAATTCGTGCGGTCGATTATATTCCTCCAGGACTTAATGAAATAAACGCCAATACCACTAGTTTTAGGCAACCAAGTGGATCTGAAAACTACAATAAAGTTCAATCAAACTTTACAATTTATATGCCAATGCCACAAGGCATTCAAGATGAAAACTCCGTAAGATGGGGAGATTCTAGTTTAGATCCTCTAACCGCATATGGATTAAGTGTTGCACAAAATTCAATTGAAAGCGCGAATCCAGCTTCATCTCTTGCTGGAGGTGTAATAGGCGGAGTTAAATCTTTTACTGAAGCATCTAAATCTGGTAACGCTCAAAATTTAGTATCAAGTTTTTTTGCAACAAAAGCAGTCCAGGCATTAGGTGCTAACGTTGATCTAGACAGTTTACTTTCGAGATCAAGTGGTCAAGTTCTAAACCCAAATATGGAACTTCTTTTTCAAGGAGTTACATTAAGAAGATTTCAGTTTCAATTTGATTTAGCACCTCGTGACTATAATGAAGCCGGAATAATAAAAAGTATTATTCGCAATCTCAAGAGATACAGTGCTGCAAAAAATTCTTCTTCTAATGGAGTTAATTCAGGATTGTTTATTAGTGCACCGAATATTTTCTTATTATCCTTTAAACAAGGCCCAAACAAACATCCGTTTCTTCCTTCTTTTAAACCATGTGCACTATTGACTATGACCGTTGATTATACAGGTGCTGGTAATTATTCTACATATGATGATGCAACACCAACAATGATGAAACTTGGATTAGTATTTCAAGAGATTAATCCAATTTATGAGTCTGATTATGATAATGGAGATGGCACAAATGGAGTAGGATACTAATGACTTACTTTAGAGAACTTCCAGATTTAGAATACCAATCGTTTCTTCCTAATAAGACAGGTTCTAATGATTATGTTCGAGTAAAAAATTTATTCAGAAGAGTAAAACTACGTGATGATTTGCAAAATGTTTTTACTATTTTTAATAAGTATCAAATTCCTGATGGATACCGACCAGAAACTGTTGCACAAGATCTATACGGAAAAATAGATTTAGATTGGGTAGTTATTATTACATCTGGAATTGTTCACATCAGAGACGAATGGCCTTTATCAGAAAGAGATTTATACAAATACTCTTTAGAAAAATACGGTTCTGAAGACGAACTATTTGAAACAAAATTTTATGAAACTCTAAGAGTTGTTGATAATCAAAACAGAATTATTTTACCTGAGGGAAAAGTAGTCGATAAGGACTTTAATATTCCAGATCCAAAAAATCCATATCAGTTATTAAATCCAAATCCTGTTACAGGTGTTTCAAATTATGAATATGAAGTTCGTGTAAATGACAAAAAGAGGACAATATATGTCTTAAAAAAAGAATATTTACAGCAATTCTTAAACGATATGAGAAATATTATGGTATATGATAAGTCTTCACAATATGTTGATGATAAACTAATTCGTACTGCTAATACAAGAATCAGTCTCCCATAAAAGTTTTAAACTCTTATCAAAAATCATCACATAACGGTGCTTGCGGGAGCGGTCTTTCCATTCTCCTTCAGCACCTTTTATTTTTCCACGAGAGTGTTTAGTTCCGTCTGAATAGTAGAAATCTTTCTTAGGGTCTGTGAGACCTGCATATTTAAAATTACAAGCGCGATAGATTGTACCAGCATGGTAATCGCTATCAGCGTAAGAGATGATTGCTTTAACTTCAGTATCTTTCCGAAGTTGTCTAATCGCTCGTGACACAAACCAAGAAGTGATGTTATATTCGCATGACTGCGTACTAGGTTCAATGCAAAGTCTTGAAAGTTCAAAAAGTCCTTGTTGTTCATTTCGTTCCAATCCAAAAGCACCTTTGGCAATTTCAGGTACAGGTAATCCAGTGAAAATACAAATTCCTTTAATTCCACCAATATTCAGTGGGCAAAAGTCATTTTTTTTAAATAGACCATAATTAAATCCAGATTTAAAAGTCTTTGATATATCTTTTAAATAATGAAACCGCAGAAGTAATTCTGCGGCTTCGGACTTACTTACACGGTCAATTGTGTAATTAGATTTCACTCTTCGGCAAGACGAGCAAAATAAGACAGAGTATCATCATCTTCATCTTCATCATAAGAAGAAGACTTAGTAGAACCCAAACTGTTCAGTTCGGAACGAAGATCGCTGGTCAGTTCAGGTGCACTCAACTTACCAGTACGCTCTGCTTCCCATTCTTCTTCCTCAGCAACAAGTTCTGGATCTTGACTCTTAGGAACTCCACGAACGCCAAGCACATAATCAAGGCGCTTCTTCAGTTCATCATAGGACTTGAATTGATCTGCAGCAACGAGTTCAGCAAGCGAATACTGCTTCTTCCAAACTGCTTCCATTGCATCATCATCGTCTAACAGAGGAGCAGGAGCAGCAAACTCACTGGAATCATAATTACGATAACCAGCAACGTTCTTTGCCTTCAGTTTGAAGTTAGCACCTTTCCAGAAATCAAACGGATCAATTGCTTCTTCATCTTCAAACTCGGGTTGCATTGCAGCGGTGAGTTTGTCAAAGATCTTTTTACCAAACTTATAGAGGAAAACCTTACCTTCATTTTGAGGATTTGCAGGATCCTTTACAACATAAATGTTGGAAATATAAGTCAGTTTGCGCTTCTGCTTACGAGCAAGTTCTTTACCAGCATCTGTACCGTTATTCCAGAGTTCGGAATTCATTTCAGATACAGGATCTTTCTGACCAATAGTAGTCAGAGAATTTTCCATATACCAACCACCAGGACCTTGAAATGCATGACTGTAGAGTTTAACGAACGGAAGGTCTTCACCGTTCGGAGCAGGCAGGAAACGGATGACGGCATAACCATTGCCGCTCTTGTCCACATCTAGTTTCCATACACGATCATCGGTGGATGAGGAGGAATTATTCATTTTTTCAACTTCTTTCACCAACTTAGCGGTGAGAGAACCAAGTTTTGATTGTTTTTTAAGATCTGCGAAAGACATGAGATTTGGAGGATAAATTGGATAATTTGGATGTACTTGGATAGTATAACAAAGATACTCTTAGTTGTCAATGTGTTTTTTAAGAGATTCGATTGTTTTTTCCATATTAGAAAAAAGAACACTCATATCAGTATCTGGTGCAAAACCCATAATAACTACTGATTTTTTAATATTTGATTTGAGTTCTTTTGCTTTAGGATCATCCGAAAGGCAGAGCCTTGTATACATGATCTTTTGCTTTTCTAAAAGTTGGAGCAATTTTTCAATATGTTCTTTTTTTTCTTCTTTCGAAAAGGCACCAAATTGAAGAACACTAGAATAAATTTCTCTTTGGAGATTGTTAATTTCTTCTAGTTCTTCACGAACCAATTCGGACTCAAAAAAATCACTCATTTAAAATGCTCCGTAAAATTTTTTTGTAGGAAAATACATCAATATTTAGAAATGGTGAATATTTTTTAATTTTTAAACTGACGGTTTCCCACACTGGATCTTTGAGTTTTTTGTCAAACTCATCCACGTACCTGAATATTCTATCATAGATCACCAGAGTTTCCAAGTAGAGGTTACCACCCAAATATTTTTTTAATAATGGTGGATGTTGTCTTGAACAATCAAAAACTTCATTCAAGTTGTATGAAGAAAACAATTCTTGTGATTGTTCTTTTATAAAATATGATAAACTTTGTTGTCTTTTTTGCCACTCTTTGTAATTATTTTCCCCACTTTGTATGATCTCACCAATCCAAAGATTTGAGGGATGATCAGTGGCAACAAAATTAGATAAAAAATAGTCAGTAATTTCTTTGTCTTGTTTTTGTCTTGATAATTTTTCAAAGAAATACTTATCTTTTCTTTTATTAAAAGAAGTTACGGTTGCTCTAGATTTGCCCGAATACTTAAAAAAGTCATATTTACTGTTCGTAAAATGACTTTTCATTGAAAGATAAGTTTGATATGTCTCAAAGGGACTCATAGCGGAAGTTTTGCACGAGAAGTTTTTTTCATAAAATTGAGACGAACTGCATCATACTTGATACGTTCTTTGAGAGGTTTAGAAATTAACTTTGTAACTGATTCTATTTCAAAATTATTAATTTCGCAATAGTAACAAATTGCATCAATATAATTCATTTCTTCTTCCGCAACAATTTTCTCTATCTCTAAAGAAAATTTAGAAGGAGTTAGAAATTTACTCTCTATTACTTTTTCTAGTTCTTTATCCTTTTCCATATAATTCAAGTTTATCTCTAACAAACTCTCTAATATATTTACTGAGGAGTTTGATGTACTTTGATTTGTCATATTCTTCATAAACTTTACATTCTCCATTTTCACAAGCCATAATAATGACTAATTTTTTGACAGAAATTCCTGTCAATTCGTACAGCATACATGCATATGCAACTGCTTGCACGAAGTAGTGTTCAATCCAATCTACAGGTTTAGGCTTTTTTGAAGTTTTGAAATCTATAATTGCCAACTCGCCGTTATACTCGGCAATGCAGTCAACTGTCCCTGCAACACCAAGAACCTTGCTGTATAAAGATTTTTCCAAGGCATAGATATTATTTATCTTATTTAATTCTGGCAGTGCAATCTTAAATAAGAACTTAGCAATTGGAATAGCACTATCTAAAGGAACTTCAAGATTCTTTAAATGATACTCAGTAAGAGTATGCATATCAGTACCACGTTCAGTAGAAGCTTTTGTGATACGATTTGCTGTTTCTTCGCCTACTCTTTTTCTCCAATTTTCAAAGATTTGACGATTATGATGACTAGTTACAGAAGTAATTGAAAATAATTTCAGAAGTTCATTATCATCTGGAACTTTATAATATCTAATACCATCAATAGTCTCCCTTTCTAAATCAGGGAGACTAATATCAACATGTGTAAACATCAAAATCCTGCTTCAAGTTTTGCAATAATATATTCTTTAACAATACCAGAACGAACGATATCATCTACAGCAAATTCAATAATATCAAAAGAAGGCATAGTTTTTAGAATTTTTAAGAAATCAATAATTCCATTACGATCATTGGATTTTTGGAGATCAGATTGACTTGCATCTCCACAAAACATAATTTTACTGTTTTCACCAACACGTGTCATTATACTGTCAAGTTCATGAAAAGTCAAATTTTGAAATTCATCAACAATAATAATTGAATTATCAAGAGTTGTACCACGAAGAAATGATGTACTCCAAAACTTAATTGTTTCTTGGGACTTTAAGTTGCCATAAAGCATCTCAAAGTCCGCATCTGAAGGCATCTGAAACATATATTTTACCATATTCTTATATGGAATTTGGTAAATATCAGATTTATCATCATGAGATCCAGGAAGAAAACCAATCTCTCTCGTAGCAACTAAAGAACGAACAATATAAACTTTTTCATATGGACTTCTTTCATCTAAAACGTCCATCAGTGCATTATAAAGTGTGATAAAAGTCTTTCCTGTTCCTGCACAACCATATGCTACAAGATGTTTTCCTGCCTCATATGAATCAAATAAATGCTTTTGATTTTTAGTTAAAGGTTCAATATCAGTTAAATACTCGGAACTTATAGGTTTCCTTCTTTTCATTTGCTTCGCAGTTAAACCAACTCCGATTGGTTGGTTACCATTCGATGACCTTCTTCTTCCCATTAGATTTTCTTTACAGTGGAACCAGGCATTTGCGATGCACGATGTAAAACATCGTTCCATCCAGGTTTAGTCTTGATAAGTTTGTCTTTCCATTCACCAACTTCGCCAGCCGCTGGGCAAGTTGATGGATCAGACCAATCTCGATCCCAATCAGGATTATCTTTTTTCCATTGATCCCAATCGTGAACACTCATTGATACTTCTTTTTGTTCACCCGTTTGTTTATTAATAACAGGATATGTTGCCATAAGTTAGATAATCAAGATATTTTATTTAGATCAAGGAGAGAGACGTGCTTTGTGAAGTCTTTTCTCTTCATAATAATGAAAAATTTCGGGAACCCATTTTTGTAAAACAGGAACCATTCCTTCGCACAGTGCTTGAATTTCAACTTGAGCATCAAGTTTTGCACGAAGATCAAGAAAGTGAAGTGCAGCACGAAGTGAGAAAGACACTACAAAATTTTGTCTAATATTTTGTGGAAGATAATCTCGAAGATGCTCTTCTGCCATACCTCTTTTTTCGTATCCCTCAGCATAACGTTCAGATGCTGCTAAACAAAACTTCAGTTGACGTTCATAATCGTTTTGAGTCCATTCATATTTGTGACCTTTACGATCAAGATATAATCCTGGAGGACGAACATAAAAAACTTGTTCTGGTTTCAAATCACCACTAGCAACTTTAAGAACACGACGACCAGTATAACGTTGTGATTGCACATCAAATGATACACCAACACGATGAGTACGTGCCTGTACCATTACATTATGAACAAATCCAACACAATCCAAAGCGATTGCAGGATGTTCCAGTGGACCCCAGTGACCACGTTCATTTGCAAGTAACTGTTCGATAACCCATTTACCACATTCTGTTTCACTTGGTGGAAACTTAGTATGAATAGGTTCCTCAGAATAATCATTTTTTCCCGCTTGCCAAACAAGAGTTTGTGGAAGTTGTGTTTGCCTGAGCATCACAACTTGCATTTCTTTGTCTAGTTCTAAAAGATCTTTTGCTTTAATAGGTTTCATTCTAGTAAATCTTTCACCCAACTTTGCTTTTCAGTCTTACGAAGTTCTTTAAGTTCCTTGTAAAGAGTTTTAATTTGTTGATAAGCTTCTTCTGGACTCATCTTATCACTAATTTCAAGTCCAGCAATTAGAGCAACTTTATCACCAAAACGTGCAAGTGCTCTTTCAAATTCAGTCAGTGTTTCGTACATAAATCCTCCTAATCGGCATAACCATCATCATCTTCAAAAATTTCATCATAATCTAAGTATGTTCTTTCAGAATCTTTACGAGTGTATGCATCTGTTTCCGAATAAATTTCAGACTTCAATTCATTCACCCATAGTTCCAAATTTCTAATTATGATTTTAAGTTTTTCTTTGTCCATGATATTCATTTGTCCATCATCATTTTACATAAAAAAAGAGAGGATGTCAATCCTCTCTTGATTTTTAATTTAGTATTTGGTTGCCATAAACAACTGTGCTTCGCGTAGACGCTGTTCTTTCAGCATTTTTTGTTTAATAAGAATAAGTGCCATTGGTTTGCTCCTTTACTTTGTGGGTATTGGCGCGTTCCTTCGGCTCAACGTTTGCGTTCGCTATTTGAAAATAGCGAATGAACGATCCGTTCCGCGTTAGCTTACTTCCGTCCTATGATCATAGGATGAACGATAGGGGAGTATTATACCCCATTGTCATTATATAGTCAAGTAGTTTTGTAACATATGTTACTGTTTTTTATCGTCCTTAATAATAATGGGGCAAGACTTTATCTCCCCCAATATTTCATAAATTATTTCTTTTTTAATCTTTTCTTCAACATTTAAATTATTATGAAGTCTGTTTAGCAACCCTATTGCTTGCTTGCAAGTAATAAGAGTAACTAAAAATACGTCCATTACTTCCTTTTTTTGGATTCTGGTGCTTTATATCCCCAGAGTTTTGGATTTTTTCTTCCATAACCCCAGTCTATTTTTTTAACAACTCCTGAACCAAATTTATCATAATACAAATCAAAAATATCTACTCTTCTCGAACCCCTACAAACATCCATTCTCATATTTCCATCTATTTCATAGAAAACCAAATATGCATCACTTGGTAAAGAAGAATCTTTTGCCTGCTCTAAAGTTGCCCGTTCATAGATTAATTCACACCCGTAACGAGATGGCAATTCTTGTTTTTCTTGTGTACTCCAGCAATCAGCCATCTCTTTCTCCGCTAATACTGCATTCATGAACGATTTCCCCATTGAATATCAGGATAAGCTTCAGAAACAATTTCTTTTGAAATTTTATACTTAGTTTCCAATTTCTTATCTTTAACCAAACAAATTATTTCAGCTTCAAGTGGATGAAGACCTTGAAGAATATTAATAAACATTGTTTCTCTACGAAGAGAACTTAATGAATCATTTCCTCCTTTAACAAAATTATAAAATTTTGTATATTCTTTACGAATTGAAGAACGACCTTGATCTTGAGAACCAAGAGAATTGGATCCCAATTCTTCCATTTTATTTACTGCATCTTCAATTTTTCCACTCAATGTACCACTAAAAGAATTTTGTTCACTGGTAGCGGCATATGGGACATCCCCTTCAGGAAGAATAGAAATTACACTTTCATCAAAATTCCAAATAAAAAGTGTTTTTAATGAGGGATGATCATATCTTCTCAACAATTCAACTTTTTTAGCATTTGTTTTTTGACTAGAAATTAATTCAAAAACTTCAAATGCAAAGGGATTTGCTGGAAGATTTTCATTAACAACTACGGTTTTTTTCCTAGTTGTTGTTCTTGGTTTTGCTTTTGTTTGCGATGTAGTCATATTTTAAAAAAATCAACAATAATTTAATTAATCTTCTTCATCATCTTCAAGAAAATCATTCTCAAAACGAACTGCTAAAATTTCATCGGGAATAATATTTCCATTAGAATCATACATTTCAGGATGAAACTGGGGAATTTCTCGGTAATTCATCCTATATTCTCTGGCAACCCATCCAATTAACAGTCCAACAATGAAAAACAGTACGGTTAAAAAAGAACCAAATACTAAACTTGTGGCTAACATTGTTTTACTCCGGGAAACTACTTCTTTCTTTTACTTAAAGAAAATTCAAAGTAGATGTTTACTTCCCGTTTTAGAAAGCAAACCATCTTTCTGAATACAAAATGTAAAGACTTGGGTTGCTTTCTTTTTCCTCCATTAAGAATGAGTTCAATACCTCGATTCATATGATCGAGTTCTCTGTTATTTATGTTATTATTTTGCAATTTTTTGACGTTCTTTCAGAAATTTAATCGTGTCTACACATCCACCAATTTTTTCTTCATTACAAAGAACTTGTGGAAAAGTAGAACCTTCACCAAATTTTTGAATAAAATCTTCTTTGGTAAAGTCTTGATTTAAAGTATACACTACAAATTCGTTTCCTGTCAATTCTAAAACTTGTTTTACCTTATAGCAATAAGGACACTCATCTTTTGAGTAAACAATAAATTTCATGAGACTATAAAAGATATACATTAATTTATAAGAAAAAAGAGGAGAGAAAATTCTCCCCTCTTCGTATCCACCACCAATTACCTTTTCGCACCACTGAAAAGGGTCTTAGAGTCTCAAAGCTACAAAGAACTCTGAAGACTCCATTATTATAGGGGATAATGGGAGATCTGTCAATACCCGTCTTCTGCCCAACACTCATTGTAATATTTCTTCTGATCATCATATGGATATGAATCCATATTTTTCTTGGGCCAAGAAAAGTCAATTCCTTCCCTTGGAAAGGATTTAAATACCTTAGGTGTTAAACTTTTACTAATTTCATAAACATCATTCCAACTTGGAGCATTATCATAAAGATATTTATTTGGTTCAAGTAAACAAATTTTGAGTCTTTCATCAAAATTGGAACAATAGTGTGCGCCAATATAAGTTTCAGATCTTACAAAAAAGTTATAGTATTTTGCAAGATGATCTTTTCCAACTTTAATTTTATCAGACAATCCTCCAATCTCCAAGGGAATATCAAACAAATCAACTAAGTCAGAAGTATTTCCCCAAAAGATATGATCCTTGGGATGAAACAGTAAACTTGGATAAATTGCAGATACAAAAATTTTATTTTTTGGTTTATCAGAATCAAATTCAAACTTTGTATCAGTATCTTTATTTTCCATAAAGTACTCATACATTTTCATCATGCTGTCATAATTATATTTCTGATCTGTTCTCATCTTTGCAGCATATTTTGTTTTAACTCTTTTAACTCCTTCAAGAGAAGAAACCAACTGCAAATTCCTATTATCAGTACCAAATGTTTGAGGATAATCATTTCTAATATATTCAACACGATCATCAACATAATAATTTGTCTTATCGTCCTTCCAACAAGAAACAATAATATTACGAATAAAAGGAAGTCTTACATATTCACGAATAATTTGATCTGTAAATTCATCATAGGATCCCTGTAAAACGATATCTAATTTATCATCCGTAATAGTTAATGTCTTTTTTTCAGATTGTTCCTCAGATACACCAAGAGTTTTTAAATTACTTATGACCAATTCATAGTAATTATTTTTCATTTGGTAATTGTTTTTGAGATCTAAAAGAATTTCTTTAGACTCATCAACCTTCTCCCACCAATAAGCAGCAAGTGCTTTTTGAAAAAGAAGACCATATTTTCCTGGATATTCTACATCAGCTTTGAGTTCAGGTTGATTAAAGTCAGATACCTCCAATCCTAGATGTGCATAGATATAGGAATCTTGCCATTGTTGTCTTTTTTCATGAAATCTTGCAGCAAGAAAATATGCCTCTGGTCTTCTCGGAAGAAGGCACAGAGCGTGTTGTAGAAGCGTCTTGGCGGTGGTGTCGCGTGTTCCCTGTCTCTCATAGCAGTAGTGCCCTTTAATCAGTGCCACATAGGCAAAATCCTTGTCTGTGGTACGCTCTGCACAACGAAGGAAATAAGATAGTGCAGGAGCTGTATGATTCTCCTTTTCATACCATAGAGCTAATTGAAAATTAGCATCTGGATCTTCAGGATCAAGAGCAAAATTAGTTAAGAGATTTTGCAATTCATCTTCGTATTTTTTCTTCATGGGAACATCTTTTTTAGAAATAATATTTGCATTTTTACCATTTGATTTCCACCAATTCATTACATGATTATAGGTTTCCGTATGGTATTCTTTTTGGCCTGTTTCTAATTTATTAACTTCAGCAAATGTAGATTTTAACTTTTGATCCTCTACAAATAAATTTATACTATAAACTTTACCAATTCCAAAAAATAAAACGCTTTCTGGCATTGGATAAAATTCTGTATCATAAATTTCCAAATGATATGAGTCTTCTAAACAATATCTATCAATAATTTTCTTAGCATAATCCCGAGTAAGAATATATGCAGTTACCGACCAATCATATGGCGTTCTTTCTCTAAGTTGAATATCAATCTCATCAGGACGAACACAACACAACTGAACACATTCGGCATCTTCAGGAAGACTTCCAATGAATTCTTCCCATGTAAAATTCCAATAATCAATTGTTTCTAAACTTAAATCATCTTCACAGAAAAATGCATAGTCTTCATCAGTTTCATTATACCACTTTTCTATCATTTTGAGATGAGATACAACACATCCTTTTGTACCATCATCTAAAATATCAACTAATGGTCCAGTAACTTTATCATCACACTCTGCAAATCGTTTTGAAATAATTGCACGAGTATCAATATTATAAAGTCCAAACTGGTCTTCAATATTTTTTTGACGATCTTTACTTTCTTCTAGACTAATATAATAAACTGAAGGAAAATTATCAAGTTTAGACATTTTTTTAGCAACATAGTACTGTTCATTTACTTTTTCAATATCCCAATCAAACTTTTGATTTACATAAGGATCATCGACTTTTACAAATTTTTTTTGATTTTCACCAATATATTTGTGTGATAAAAAGTATTCTATTTCCCATTGAGCTCGATCTTGAGGAACTTCTGGTGAAATTTGTTTCTTTAAATCTTCTTCTTCTACTGGATCATAAATTTTACAATTTTCAAATCTTTTCCGATCTGGATGTGGAATGTGAATCAGTGAATGATCATAATTAATTTTTTTATGTTCTAGTCCCAAAAGTTCTAATCGATGAATAATGTCACTATCTTCCCAACCATAATTATCAATATTTTCATTAAATCCACCGATATGTTCAAAAGAACTTCGATGAACAAATAACATTCCTTTTAGATATTTAAAGTAGTGAGTGTAGGTAACAACATAATCATAAATGTCAATAATGTGCATATTCTTGAGATCAATTCCATATCCTTGACCATTCCAAAATTCATGTTGTTTTACATTATGATTACCAGACATGAATGATCTTTCATCAATATCATAATTTTCAAAAAAACTGTGATACGGATTAAGAATATAATCACAATCCAATTTTAGAATACAATCACCAGTTGCAAGTTTTGATGCAAGATTTAATGGTTGAGATAAATTAAAATACTTTTCATTTTCAACCCTGATGACTTTTATTCTATCATCATTTTTTGTCAAATGTGATATTGGTTTATCAGAAGTCCAATCAACAATAATAATTTCTTTAATTTGATCAAAACACAACCAGGATTGAAGAGATATTCTTAATGATTCTTCTCTATTTTTACATGCACAAATTATCGAAATACTCATGATTCATAAAGAAAATCCTTTACAACATTTTGAGGAACACGGAGAAGATATGCACCATTATCTTGGAATCCAAAAGTAATCAAGAAGTCTTTTTTGTATGGTGCCATTCCAACTGCAAATTCAATATCTGCACACATGAAAGAGAAGATTTTAGAAACTTTAACTATATCCCAATTCTTATCCCAGAAGACAAATCGATGGCGATAAATTGCATCTTTTCTTTCAACTTTGCTACGGAAAAGATAAGTTTCATGAATTAAGGCCAAATATCCACCATCATAAGGAATGACCTGAGATCCTCCACGCATATCATAGGTTCCAAGATCTTTCCATTGTTTACCTACAACTTTAATACATTCACCAGTTTCAACATCATATCGAACGACTTCAGTACCATTTGTCCATTTGACATAATGATACGGCATATCAAGAATTGGCATCCAATTCTTTTCACAATAAGACTCTCCATTGCCAGGAATCGGAATACGATGCTGTGCAACTTCTTTTACCGACCTTTCAGTGATAATTGAATTGTCTGCAATTTCAACCTCAGACAATTCCATTCTACCAGTTCCAATGGTGTCTAAATCTCTTCTAACACCAGTGTAATATAATTTACCATCCCAACGAACAATACGGCAGTCCTCTAATCCTACAAAATCCCAAAGTTCTTTATCTGGAAATTTTGATGTATCGATTCGTTGATACCATTTAATACTCATATCATCATTCATTTCGCACATATAATTCCATGTACGAAGATGAAGATCATTTTCGGGGTGAATGTATACTAGTGGACCCCAATGATTTGTATATTTCTTTCTTTCTGAATGATATAATGTATAATTAATATTTCTTAAATTTACTAAAATTTTCCCATCATCCACGAAAACCGAAGGATTCGTGAGTGATGGGCCTTTTAAATCTTTAGCAGGAATAATAAGGGGGTGAATACTACCCCCCTTTTCTACTGCAATTTTTACAAAATTCAGATCTTCTGACATAAAAATTATGAAGCATACTGACAATATAGTTCAATTGACTCAAAAAGTCAACTTTCGTCAGTATTTATCAGGTTCCAGATGATGCTGAATCTAATAGACCTTTGAGTTCGTCTACACTTAAACCTGCAGATGCAAGTTTCTCTTCTGGACTCAGTACAATTGGTTCTGGTGCTTCATAAGGAAGTGGTTCATTATCCTTATGAGCATTATACCATCTGAGATACTCTTGATAATCAGTATTACGCTCATCTGGCGGAATCATAGCACCATCAGATAAACGAATAATTACATCAGTATCTGTTAATTGATATGCCATAGTATCAGAGCTCCGAATATGCGATAGCGTGGATAGAATAGTTATTACCTGCGGTTACAGAAGTTGTACCGTTCAGATAAATTCCAGAGTTACCAAAGATAGCACCAGAGAGAGTAGGTGTTGTTGTGTTAGTTGACCAAGTAGCAGATGCTGCGTTTGGAGTATAAGTTACAACTGAAGGAGTTGCAAACTTTTCAACCTTAAACCACCATTGTGCACCAAATGCAGTGTTTGTTGCTGCACCTGTTCCAGTAATTGAACCAGCAAAAGTAGCAACGTTTTGTGCAGGTGCAATATTTTGTGCAAATGTTTTTTCAAAATATCTCTGGCAGAGCATTAACTCATGAGCATAACTTCTTCTTTCAAAAGGAGTAGCTACTGGACCTCTTTCAAGTTGAACTGCACCAAATGCAACTAGACCACCGCCAGGGGCAGTAGCACCAATTGCTACGCTGTTTGTTGAAATTCCAGTTGCACTGAATACAATCTCAATACCCATTGTTGCACCAATTGCAACTGGGAAAGTAGCAGTATATCTTCTATTTGAAGGACCTACAGTAATGGTTCCTGTTGCAAATGGAGTTTTTGTTGGAGCTGCAATAGATCCAAAAGTATCTGGTTGATAAGTTGGATGGAAAACAGTCCAACCAATACCAGGACCATCTGTTAAAGCTGCACTGTGTGCAAGTTCTACAGAAATGGTAGCAGTATTACCTGCTAAATCATGAGTATTTGCAGACTCAATTCTTTGTCCAAATAGAACAACAGTTGGAGTAACTTGATTAAATTTACTGAACACATAGCGGTTCTGTAAAGGTGCTCCAGAACCAATACCAAGAATTTGCTGACCTTGAATTGCAACAGCAGTTGAGTGAGCCCACCAACGATCTGCTGTATATGACAGAGCGGCACCTGCGCTAATAGTTTGTGCTGCACCTACGTTCCTTTGATCAATTCTGAAATCGCCATTTATCACTCTATTCCGGTAACCAGCTAAGGGGCCGTCATTGAGTGTAGTGATATAGGCACTGCTGATTCCAGCGGTGCCTACTCCACTAATGACTGTAAAGGTGGAAACACCTGTGGTAGCGTTTATGTTACCGGTGACATCACCGGTTAAACTTCCAGCAATGTTTCCACCTCTGATCTCAAGACCACTAACAACTAAAGGTGTAGGATGAATATGACGGAGTTGATTAAGAGGCATAATTGAACACCATTAATTGTAGTTTTAAAAGATCAAGCCTGTGCTTCTGTCCAGGAGAGACGACCGAGAACGGTTGCAACACCTACGTTACCTACGTTAGTTACGAGAACTGTGAGTACATCAGGACCATCTGGGAAGATGTTTCTGTGAGGATATGGTTCATATCCACCGCCGAGAGCTGCGTTACCAAGATCGCGTACCAGTGAGAGATCAACGCTGTTTGCACCAGAACCGATGAAGAATCCACCAGTTACCTCACCACCGTATACCTGGGTGTTACCACCAGACTGTGAGTAGTCAGCGATTTGGGCGAACGAGGAGTTAACGATACCAGCAGCACTATTAACTGCGTTAGTCCAAGTGGTCTGTAGGTTAGAACCAACAACCGCATTATAAGGAATACCGTTAATAACGATTCTTGCAAGGAGGTTAGCGTTAACACCAGATGGAGTCAGAGCAGCGATGTCAAGGGTACGGAGAATCAACTGCATTCTGTTAACGACTTCTCTGTTTGCATATGCTGCAGGAACACCATTATCTACAGAAGGAGCAATACGGACTGAGAAGAGAGCCTTAGTTGCACCCTGAGCAATAGTGGTTGTAGTAACCTGACCATAAGTGAAGAGAAGTGACTTATCATCGTCATATCTACCATCCATCATGACACTAGCACCCCAGTGTGACATGGAAGGACCGAATGTTGGATATGCAAGTTCGACGTTTGCTGGAGCAGTAGCAGAGAATGGGAAGTTCTGTGCTGCAGGATAACCAAGAGGAGCATAAGTTACAGCAACACCAGCGAGCGTCGTGAGTGCAGCATTGGAGTGAGTAATTGAACCAACACCAATGTTAGCAACATATGTTCCATCAGGGAATGGACCAACAACTCTTTGACCAATCTGAATACCTGCAGTGGTAGCAGAACCAGCAACGGATCCTGAAGTAATCGTCAATGATGGGTTACCACCTGCTTGTGCTCTGGTAACACCCGTGAGAGCGGTTGTACCAATACCAGTGTAGTTGACATACTCCCAAACTCTGGTATCTTTAATAACTGCAACACCCGATGGTGGGAATCCAGCAGTCGATGCAATACCAACAAAACTATCTAGAGCACCAACGAAACCAGTGGTCTTCGTGATTGGAGCAACAGTTGCAACCTCATAGCGGCCAGGTAAGTTACCTGATCTCATGTACGCTTGAGTGTTAGCGTTGTTGTTTGCTACCTTGTGTACATAGAAGACGTTACCATCTGCGCCACGGAATCCCCAGCGAATAAATCCAGCACCATACCATGTATAGTCGATATAGTACATCTGCATTCTGCTGAGATCCAGGGAATAACCCGAAGGACCTGTACCATCACATCTATCAAGGTTCCACTGAGACTGAGGAACTCTAATATCTACAGTCTTCGAAACAACCATGTTGATTGTTGAAGGACCCTTGTATGCAGGGCTGATAGTCAGTGAAGTATCACTTAAAATATCAACGACTCTGTAGGAGTTTCCACGGAGAACGATGTAATCTCCAGGGTTTAACTGCTTCGAGAAGAGTGTTGGTTGGTTAGCATCTGTCTGCGTAATTACGCAAGAACCAAATGTTGCACTTGCTCTACCCGAGATCTGGAAGATGGAGTTTCTACGAACAGCCCACATGGTTTGACCGTCGAACTCAAAGAACATACCGTTCTGATCATCATATGGACCTACACGAGTTACAGCACCATACCAAGAGTTACATGCAACAATATAGTTACCTGATGCAGTAGCTGCCGAAGGAACTGCAAGTGCAGTGTACACAAAGGTGTACATGTTGATTACTCTATCAACAACAAATGTGCCATTATAAGCAGATTCGTTTGCACCAAAGACAGTAACTGATGCACCAGGTTGGAGATTGTGCTGATCTTTTACTGTTACGGTAACAGTTGTACCCGATGAAGTAATGGTATCAACGTTAAAGTTTGGTTTGAAAATTGTACCACCACTGAACTGAATACCCTTACCAGACTGATAACGGAAATATCTTCTGGTCTGACGAACAATTCTTTCATTGTTCGACATTGAGTTGTTGGAGAAAGTTACACCACCATCAAATGCTCTGTGCAGAGAAATACCTTGTGGTCTTGTAAATACCTGAGAAGATGAAGTAGTCAGACCTGAAGGAATCGCGTTTGCATAGAATGTGAAGGTTGATGGACCAGTGATCGATGCAACTTGGAAGTTACCGTTTGGTGGGTTTGTTCCAGTGATACCGTTAACTGCGATAAAGTTACCAACTGATAGACCATGTACTTGGTTACCTGGAGTAGTAACAGTAACAGCAAGACCAGAAGTGATTGTATATACAGCACCCTGAGTACCAATACCAGCCTGATAGTATGTGTTTCCTGGATAGATAACAGTTCTGAATGGGTCAAACATTGCTGTCGTCGTTGTATTATTCAGCGACTTAGCACTATAAGTAAAGGAGTTTGTACCACCACCAGACTCAACAATGAATACACCAGATGCAATTGGAAGAATTGTATCTTGAACAATGATTGGTTGTCCGTTTGTAGGAGCAGTACCAACTGAAAGGTTAACAGTTACTGTTTTTGATCCAGTTGGAAGAGTGATCGAGGAAATTGTAGACAGACCTACGAATCCACCGACAAAACCTACGGTTGAACCAATCGATGCATATGCAAATGGACGCAGGTTGGTTGTGGTAACAGTTTCCCACTTCGATGGTTGAGTTGAAAGTTCAAAGTCAGTATCAATCATCGACTGTGGAGTCGATACACGCATCTTGTTTGCGGGATCGACATAAACCTCAGCAGGAGTAAACTTCTCATCATACTCGTCAACGAGAATTGAGAGTTTATCCGAAGCACTCATTGCTGCGGTATTATAGTTCAATACGATCGTTGTCGTATATGAAACGTTCGAAATGTTTTGGTTGTTTGTATTCGCAGCAATCGAATATGATGTTGCCTTAAGGGCAGGGTCAGAGAAATTATAAATTACTTGGTTTGTTGTTACGTTAGTGATCAGTACAACTCTTTCTCTAGGAATAGCACGAGGAATCGTGATAGTTCTAGTTGCTGGGTTGAATGTGTACTGAGTATCAAATAGTACCTTTCTTGCCATTTTTAAAAGTCCTTCTTACGTTTTGTATTTATTTGATGAAATTATTTATAAAAAAATTAAAACACTATATCCAATGGTCTAAATGGATATTTTCTGTGTCCAGCTAGATCATTATTTAATGATCCAGATCTTGTTTTGATTGCAACCTGACTTCCTTCAGGAAGAGGTTCAGTGAATTTAATATTTCCGTCATAGTCAACTGTATATCCATCCCATGAGCATAATAATCCAGTTTGCCAAACATACTCTTTATCATAAGCAAAACATGATTGTAATGTACCATTCACCGTAATTAATAACTTAAATGGTGAGGTAAGATCTACTCTTTGTTGATCAAATGTTGGAGTAAATGTATTATCAAGTCCAGAAGAACCACCAGAAATATTATCTAATTGATAAAGCGCATCTATACAAACACCAGTATTATCATAATATGTCGTGGCACTAACAAATCCTGAAACATATGCATTTCCACGAACTGTTAATTTTTGCTCAGGAACTGTTGATCCAATGCCAACATATGGTGCAGATGATGTTGTAGTAATCGCAATATGCGTTGTTACATCATCATATGCAACATATGATGCAAATTGGGATATCTTTCTATTCTGTGACATTTTTTTGTGACGATATTCCTGATATTATTTATTTATGAATTTATTTTATAACCAATAACCACTAAATGCTGTCGTTGCAGATCCAACAGAATACACTTTAAAATAAGAATTTGCCTGAACAACAGCAGCCGCAGCAGCTCCTAGTGATACTTGAGGTATCACAGTTCCTTTAACGGTAACTCTAATCGTACCTTTAATGAGTGCAGATGCAGCAGTGGAAGTACTGTTAGCAGTTAGTGCAGTATTAGCAGTCGTATTCCATGTCATTGAAGTAGAACTTGGACTAGGAAGTGTTGCTTTTGTTGCAAGTGCCATCCATGATTGTGTTTTAGTCGCATTTCCTCCCAGTGCAAATCCAAAACTTGTGTTCGAAGAACTCATTGATGTTAGTGCAAATGCACATTCAAAAGCATATGTTCCAACATCGAGTGTGATTGAACCACCTGTTGGACCACCATCACCATCAAATATTCCCTGGGCAGCCTGTTGAGATGCTAATGTATGAGTACTTGTAAGTGCTACAAATTGTTCTGTTGGAATTACTCCTCGTGAATAATCTTTAGTTGAACCATAGAATGAATAATTATCATATTCTATTGCACCTGCTTCTGGATATGCTAAAAGTGATGAGAAACTTGTAAGTTTTAATGGTGCAGTTCCTGGGGTTCCAGATCCTGCTTTTATGTTTAAAACTGCAGTTGGAATTTCTGTCCCAATACCAACATATCCATCTGTTGCTTTGACTGTAAATCTAGTGATTGGAGTACTTGTTGCCGCTCCAGTTACAATTCTGAAATCATAATCATCTTGTGTTCCAACTGCCAGTGTTCCACCAGATGCATAAAGATAAACACCATTTGGATCATCAAATGGACCACCACCAGTAAATGTGGTGCTGTTGATACCAAAGTCACCATAAAATTGTGATCCAAGATCCTTATCACTGTTTACAACAATATCAGTTGATGCATTAGATCCAGCATTATTATTCTGGAAAATCATCTGTGCAAAACTGTTTACATTATGATAAAAATGAGCAACAATGTTTGTATCAGAAAATCCTAGTCCTGTAGATCCAACTCCAAGAACTCCATAAGATGAATTAACTGCAGAAGGAGATCCAGTTAGTGCTAATACACTTGAGGTAGTTGATGCACTTCCAGTAATTCTTCCTGACAGTGCAGTTATAACACCAACAGTAATATTTGGTGTTCCAGTCAGACCTTGTGAAAGAGTTGAAATTCCTGCTGTTGTGGTATAAGTTGAAAATCCTGCAACTGCAGATACTGTAGAAAATCCAGAAATATAAGAATAAGTTGCGATTCCAGATGTGGATGAATAGGTTGCTATACCTGATGATGCAGAATATGTTGCAATTCCAGAACTGGTTGAATAAGTTGCAATGCCTGCAGAGGTAGCATAATTTGAGGTTAATGCATTTCCATTCAAATTACCATAGAATCCTGATGCAGTAAGAATACCGGTGAAATTGGCACCATGCCCAAATAATGATCCGTTTACTCTTAAATCTTTTTCAATATATCCACCACCAGCAAGTTGAAATGCTCCACTTCCAATACCACTGGTATTATAAGAGTTTGTAATAATAGTTGGTGAAGCACTTTCTACAAGTCCAGTAAATGGATCAACTTGGAAAATAGGTGTTGATCCAGAAAGAATTTTAAAACCACCACGACTTAATTGGAGATATTGTGATGTATTACTAATATTAACACCATCAGTTAATGGATTAGCATCAGCAATTGTAAGTGTTCCTGCAGAAATAACAATATCTCTAAATGGAAATGCAGATGTACCTAAACTGACTCTTGATGCAACAGTCGGTACAAGACTTGTAGTAATTCCAATATACGTTGAAATTCCAGATGAACTTAATGTAGTAACTGTTGCAACACCAACAATAATATTTGGAGTTCCTGAAAAATTTTGTGCTGATGTTGCAGTTCCTGTTAAGTTTCCAACAAATGAACTTGTAGCAGTAATTGTAGTTGCAGTAATTATACCTGATGTTATAACTCCAGTAATTCTTGCATTTCCATTTACAACTAAATCAGTTGTAGCACCACCAACAACTACAACATTATTAAAAGTAGAAATACCAACAGTAAATCCTCTAGATGAACTGTTTCCAAGTAATAATGTTGCATTTAAATTTTGTGATCCTGCAATTGGGAGACCTGTTAATCCAGATCCATCCCCAACAAATAAACCTGCAGTTACAATACCAGTAATAAAAGAATCACCCCTAACCGTCAGAGCTGAAGTTGCCGCAGTAGTACCGATTCCTAAATTTGTTCCGTTAATGCCAAATCCAGCATTACCTAGGCGTGATAAATCTCTTGCTCTGCTCATCTTCTAGGGTTTTTAGATATTTATGATCATTTACAAATGTCAATAATTTTTTTATTTATTATACACACCTCTTGGGAATACTTGACCACTTACTGGTCTTCTTCCAGTTAACCATCCAGATTGAGTGTCAGATAAAGTACCAAAATTAGATCCACTTACATCACCAAGAGTTACAGTTCCATTAGTAACTGTCTGAGTATAAGAAGCAGTTGATTGAACTAAAAATGAAGTTGTAGTTGTAACTCCAGCAACAGAAGATGTTAAACTAGGAAATATATAATCTGCCATTATACAGTCCTCGCACAGAAGAGAATTCCACGAGTTCTGGTAGTCTGATTATAAGATCCAGTAATGACAGTATAAACTTCAGATCCACTAATTGTAACTGTATCACCCTGCTGAATATTTGCAGATGGAGTTGCATAATCAAAATCAATCAATACAAAATCATCAGGAATATAATATGGACAAGGAATTAAATTACCGTTCAAAGGTATTCCTTTAATCACTGCATTAAAGTTTGCACTTGAACTTACAAAATTTTGATTATTATATCCTCCAGAAGATCTAGGCAATGTTTGATTTCTCAGATATATTCTTGATGAAGCAGTACCATTACTTTGTGGATATGAATTGGAATACACATTATAATCCACATAATTGTTTGCATATTGCTGACCAGAAGTAACATTATTATATCCAAACTCTGCCATTCTTTTTGTTATTTGAGATCCAAAACTAGAATAATTTCCTGTAAGGTATGTTCTGAAAATTAAATATGGGGTAGTTTGATCTGTATTTGGAACAATTTTTGTAAATCCTCCGAGAAATACATTATCAAGATCCCATAAAGATGAATTAAAGTTGTGAAATACAAAAGTATCAAAGGTATTATCAAATATTTTAGTGGAAGATAATGTTGGATGTTTATATGAAAATACAGCAAATTTTGTATCAATTGTAGATCTGTATAAATTGAGATCTAATTGATATGAAGAACTGCTTGCATAGGTTATAGTATCTTGAGCATATCCAGATAAACTATCAGCACTATTTCTAATATAAAGAGCACCACCAACACTGCCGTTATCATAAGTATCTAAACGATCATCTCCACGGAAACTGTTTGTATATCCTACTCCCAAATTATTTGTATTGTCCTGAACTCCACCGGGATGAAAAGCAGGTCCAGCAATAGTTCTCATTGCGGTATTATTATTTACTTGAAATACCCTATAAGTATCTCCATATCTTTTATTTGATTGAATAGTATGACGAAGAACTCCCCAAGGATTAGTCCCACCAACTGTATTGTCTTTTGCAAAAAATCTTGAAGTTGATCCAAATCCAGTTGGAGATGCATTTCCTGCAACTTTAACTGTAAGTGCAATTCCTACCGCACCATATGCAGAACCACCAATATCTGCTGCAGAAATTTGAATTACTTCTCCATCAGTATATCCAGCTCCAGGACGGTTGACATAAATTTGTTGAATTGTACCACTTCTGTAAATATTAAAAGATGCTCCTGTGCCGAGTCCAGAAGTGGATGTTTGAAAAACATTACTAAAAAATGAACTCAGTCCAGTATTTCCTCCAGTTTGAAGTCCAACTACTCCTGTTACTATTCCACTAACAGAACCACCGTGCCAACCTAACGTAAGAAATGCTTGCTCTAACTGATCAATAATATCAGTTCTTGCCCATCCTGCTGATTTTGAATATGTATTTACAGTTGCCATTTGTTACTTATGCCTCCAGTTGAAGAATTGTTAGGTTTGCTGTAATTTGTTGAGTTGTTCCAGAAAGATTTGTGATTGCTGCATAAATTGTTGTGCTTGCTGGTTCATCCAAATTACCACCCATTACAAACGGAGATATGATTTGAGTTGTTGAAATTCCTGTGGTAACAACCTCAGCAATCACTCCACTTCCAGGAGTTGGATCAATGCCCACATTTCTAGAAGCATCAGCAGAACGAGATGCACTATCAGTATATAGTCTTAACCAGCCTATAGTAGATAATCCGACTTTCATCAGTGAGTAAGATTTGAATCCAGTAATATTTGTATTTCCAATGCCATTATTTGCAATTGATGTGGTTACTCCAGTTACTACAGTTCTCGATTGCAATGATCCACCAGATGCAGTAACTGTGGCAATTCCACCACTAATTGTTACATCCAGTCCAATTCCAAAATCAACAGTCCTTGCAGATCCAACTGAAACATTATTATCACGAACATTTATACCACTTCCAGGTTGTGCAGGAAGATTAAGTAGTAAAGATCCATCAATTGCTGGTAAGGCTCCTGTAAGTTGCCCAGATGGAAGATTTGTGAGTCCAGAACCAGATCCTGAGAATGATGATGCCGTAATAATCCCACTCGTATTAATATTAATAGTTCCAGAGACAGCACTAGAAATTCCTGCAGTTGCTGCATATCCAGAAGTTCCCGTTATATTTCCAGTCAGATTGCCAGTTACATTTCCTGTTAGATTGCCAGTAACATTTCCTGTTAAAGGTCCATTAAAACTTGTTGCCGTTACAATTCCAACATTAAGATTTGGAATTCCTGCAAGTGCATAAGCAGTTGTTGCAGCAGAAACAGAACTTGCACCAGAAACAGTTGCAATACCAGAAGCAAAAGAAACACTAATATTTGCTCCAAAATCAATTGTTGCTGCAGTTCCAACAATGCTACCATCATCTCTAACTTGAACACCAGAACCAGTAGCAGTAACACCAAATAAACTACTTCCATCAATTGCGGGAAGTTTTCCTGTTAATTGAGAAGCATTTAAAATTCCATAAAAACTTGTAGCAGATATAATACCAGAAACAGTCAATGCTTCAGTAATTACCGTAGTCTTAATACCAACATTACCACTTGAATCAATATACTGACGAATGTTTCCTTGACCATCGGCAATTACAATATTATTTGAAGAAGTGCGAAGGTCAAGACCTGTTTGTCCATTATATCCACCGATAATTACATTATAAGAACCAGTTGTGATTTTTTGACCTGCTTGAATTCCAAGTCCAATGTTATATTGACCAGAGGTAGTATCATAATAAGATAATTCACCAACACCAATATTTCTTCCAGAACCACCACTCAATGATGTAAGAACTTGATCTCCTATTGCAATATTTCTTCCACTTCCAGAACCAGCGGCAATATTACCAAATCTTAAATTAGAACCAGCATCTACTTGAATTCTTCCTTGCGATACTGTTGCAACGCCTGATACATTTAACTGAGAAGCATCTGCAGATCCACCACTAAGATTAGTTGCATTTGTAATAGATCCAGAAAAATTTCCAACAAATGTTGTAGCAGTTATTACCCCAGAAACATTTATTCCACCAACAAATGTGGAAATTCCAGGGCTTATTATGTTTGTACCTCCAGAAAAATTGATGCTCATTACACTTCCTCTAGTTTGAATCTATATTTTTTGTTATTACGATGGTTTATTATGTAAATATCATCTTCACCTTCTTGCAAAGTCCATGATCCCCATGTACCATCAACATCATTTGTTTTACCCTCATTTGATAATTTAAGGTCAGTAGTGTAAATATATGCCCAACGTTTTTCTGCAGATCCTAAATTATAAGTGTTATCTATTGATGGAATAATATCATTACTTATATTTAAAAGATTAGAACTTCCAGAAGATCCTTGAACACCTTGACCAGCAAATTCACCAGAAAGACCTTGGACGCCTTGTCCCATTGTATAATTTACAAGATCAACATGATCACCTTTAATACTTGGAAGATTAAGAACTACGTTTGTTCCACTTGATGCATCATATTCAGTATCGTTTAAGCGAATTCCATTAACAAATACTTCAATATATCCAGTATTGTAACTAAATGGGAATGAAAATTGACCAGCACTTGCAGTATAAGAAACTGTTGTTTTTGCAGGAGTAATGGATATAATACCCATTGGTCCTTGAGCACCCTGAATACCAAATCCAGCAATACCTTGTAAACCTTGTAAACCTTGAAGTCCCTGTAAACCTTGGACACCTTGTCCAGCAAATGCACCAGATAAACCTTGAACACCTTGGCCAGCAAATTCACCAGCAAGGCCTTGTGTTCCAGATCCTTGAATACCTTGAACACCTTGACCCATCGTATAACTAATAAGATCAATAGTATCTCCCTTAACTGATGGGGCATTTAAAGTTACACTTGTGCCATTTGTAGCAACATACTCACTATCAGTTAAACGAATACCATTTGAGAATACTTCAATATAACCAGGGAAGTAAGTGAATAAGAATGTAGTTTGTCCTTGATTTGCACTATAAGTTACAGTTGTCTTTGCGGGGGTAATGTTAACAATACCCATTGCACCTTGAGCACCTTGTCCAGCAAATAGACCTGCTAAACCTTGCCCACCCTGAAGACCTTGAGTACCCTGGAGTCCTTGACCTGCTGGGCCCTGAACACCTTGACCCATCGTGTAACTGATGAGATCAACAACATCCCCAGAACCTACTGCATCAGGAATTGTGACTGATGTACCATTTGTAGCGATATAATCTGCATCACTTAGGCGACCACCATTGACAAATACTTCAATGTATCCAGGATAATAAGTAAAGTTGAATGTAGTTTGACCTAAGGTAGCGGTATAAGTTGCAGATGTTTTTGCAGGAG